AAAAAAGATCCCGACTTCATGTATAAGCGTGCGCGCAAAGAAGTCTTACGCCACATGAAGAACACTGGAAAACTACCAAAAAACGAAACTCTTGAGAAATATCACATTAAAGATGAAGAGATTAAAGAATGTATGGGTCGCAAAGGCATTATCTACAAGATCACAAGCCCTTCGGGGAAGGTTTATGTGGGGCAGACTATACGCTCTTTTGAAAAAAGAATGCAAGAACATAAACGTGAATATTCCGAATGCACACTACTGAAAAGGGCTATAGATAAGTACAAAGATGAAATGAAATATGAAATCATTGAGGATAATGTTCCACAAGAACAACTTGATGAGAGAGAAATACACTGGATAAAGGAGTTAAATTCTCTCGCACCAAATGGGTATAATTGTAATAGTGGTGGAAAAGCTGAACAGGTTGTATCTCAAGAAACAAAAGATAATATATCAGCTGGTAAGTATAAAGTATCGATTGAGAAAAAGGGGTATATGGGTGAAGCAATTCGATGTGGTAGTGTATTTAGACCAAGAATTGGCAATTTTTATCTTTCAGATGGCGCGTTTTATAGAATAGAAGATGCTATAGAAGTTTTGAAAGAATATACAAAAGATCCCAAAAATTTTACAAAAGTTGAAGGTACATATAAAAAACCAATTGGTTGTGTAAGAAAAAGATTAAATACTTGGCAACTTAGATATAAAGGAAAACATGTAGGAAATTACGCCACACAAGAAGAAGCCGAAGAAGCTCGTAAAACCCTCGTTTAATCTTCAACATACATATCCTCATCAGAAAGTTGTTGAATTTCACATACGGGTGGTGGTACTTCCTTCTTCTTACGGGGTCTCTTTACCTTTTCCCTGGGTTTGGGCAACTCATCTAGGTGTTCCCTATAGTAGAGAACCTTATCCCAAAACTCTTTCATGACTGGTAAATATTTCTTAAACCATTCGCGATCTCTTTTAACAATAGTGACATCAAACACAGCTTCTTTGGGCCAGGAAATTTCGATTGGTTGATATTGTACAAAAAAACAGCTTTCTAAATCCATCACTTCCATACAAACTTGCACTTGCGCTTGATAATGAAGTGGAACTTCTCCCGGGATGATCTTTCGATTCATGGGACACTTAATTTCAACTAAACAGTTTGTATCTGTAAGTCCATCGGGTGATCCACCCAGCCATGGATATTTTTCGTGTGGGATTAAGCCCAGTTCATGTACCTTTTCCCCGTATTGTTCTTCAAACATTTGTATAGCGACTGGCTCCATTTTAGTGCCCCATTCGGTTGCCGCATTCCCAGTAAATTTTTCACCAACACCACATTTTTTGAGAAGAAGATCTTCAGGAGTTTGATATTTGTTTGTACCAATCGCTGAAGCTACGTCGCTTGCAGTAAGCATGTTTCCACGCATTTTAAGCCATGCTTCCGATCGCTGCTCATCGTACTCCCTGTCAAGTAACCTTTTGACGTTGGGATGCATATTATTAACTTATTGTTGGTACTTTTTAAGTTGTTCAAAGAATGCTCTAGCCGCCAACTGTTCGGCTTGTTTTTTGCTTTTAGCTTGTCCTCTACCTCCAAAAGCCCCATTAATATAGGCGTCAATATAAAAAATACCTTCGTGATGACCCACAACTCTGTATTCGGGTAATTCAAAATGCATGATTTGGCAATATTTCATAAGGTGATCCTTAAAGTTGTCATCAATCATGATAGCATTCAAATTAATGAATCTGGGATCATTATAGATTCTAAGAACAAACTCTTTTGCGTGAAGGAGACCCAGATCCATATAAATCGCACCCACAAGAGCTTCAAAGACATCTTCTAAAATCTTTGGATTATTGTTCCACCCATTTCTCATACCCTTTTCATCCATGAGAACAATATTGTTAAGACCTAATTTAGTCGCAATATCAGCTAGAGTTTCTGAACGAACGAGCTTTGTACGAGCTTTAGTGAGGAATCCTTCTTGTCTTTCTTCAAATCTATCAAAAAGAAATTTTGTGATGATAAATCCTAGTACCGAATCACCCATGAACTCGAGTGTTTCAAATGATTCTGTAAGGTTTTCATATTCTTTGAGCGCGGATTTGTGAGTAAAAGCTTTTTGATACAAAGACAGATTCTTGATCTTTGTACCAACAAGTTGTTCAATCTGATTTTGATCAACAAACATGTTGAGTTTTATTATTGTAAGGTATTAATTTTTTAAGCCTTCTTCACGTAGTGTGGAGAGAGGTACTTTTGGAGGTTAAGGTAGGTAACAACAACGTCAGCTGGTGGTTGAAGCAAATCCTTGAGCTTTTCGTCGAGGATAAGTTGGCGACCGTTTTCTGGGTGCTTGAGACCCTTTTCGGTGATGTACTTGTTGATGAACTTGGTCACTTCGGAACGAGAGATCAATTCACCTTCAGCAAGTCCCAAGAATTCGCGCAACTTAGGTGTTACTTCTTGCTTACGGTTGAAACCGTTGTTAGCAGCGCGAGCCTTCGCCTTTTCGCCATTTGGATCCTCTTGGGTGTTCTTGACCTTGCGGACAAGCTTGGTGAGGGCCTTGACGTCGGCACGGAGAGCAGTGAGTTCGGCTTGGATAGTTTCAAGAGACATCTTATACCTTGTATTGTGTCTTAATCTTTAAGTCATAATAACAAACAGAAAATAGACAGAAAGTATAACCATAAATAAAAAGAGGTTGTACTTTGACACGTTTTCAGGATTTGGTGTAGGTCTTTCTAGTATTCTAAACGGTTCTTTAGGGTATTCACCAGGGCACCCGCCATCACAACATTCTTCTTCTGGGCACGCAACAACAACAGGTCCACGTCTTACCCCACAAAATTGGTACTTCTTTGGATCTGGTACATCAGAATATGTATAACATCTACATTCATCAATGACACTACAGACCACCATATTATTATGTAACAATATAATAATGGACAACGAAATTTATTCAGAAGCTGTCATCAACAGATTTGTCAAAAAGAATTTGCTTTTCAACGATCCAGTTTTAGCCAAATATTATGAAACAAATAATTTGAATGCTTTCAGGAAAAGAGTTCATAAAGTTCATAAGAAGGAAACGTTTGAAAAAATAATTTACGCAATTGTGACAGATTCTATTCGCGATGTTGTTCTTAGTACAGCGGGCGAACTTTCTGAATTTCTCAGACCAATGGGAGATCTTGTCATCTCTGGTGGTGAAGCATTCAATATGTATCTTGATAGAAAGGATCGGTTAGTCACAAGTGATATAGATACAAAGTTCATTCCTCGCATCAAGTATGATGACAAATACTTTGGCAAACTTCAAGGAATCAAATTGTTATTGTGGAATAAATTGGGTGAGATTGCTAAAAAGGTCAACTTGAAAATTAAACAGCGAGTTGTTGCCGCGTCCAAAAGTAAAATGGGTCGTTTTGCTGGTATAGGATTTTCGGAGAATGGTCCATATGTGACAAGGCGTTACATTCTTATCAAAAAGAAGAAGTCACGGCGCGGTGGTGAACCATCAAAGGGTGATATATTCATTGATGTTGAACTATTTGCCCTTGATCTCAATTTGAGATATTTCTCAATTGAAAAGGGTCGTATTACACAAGAAGTGTTGGGTGGTATCCTTGATATACCATTTATGAGACCAAAGGAATTTGGTTATGAAGTCATAGAATCAAAGAAACAGGGTGTGACTTACAAGAACAAAAATACTGGTTCGATGATTCACGATAAAAGACTCTTTGTTGCTGGAAAGAGATTCTTATTGGATGATGTATACCTTATGCAAAAATTAGGTCTTCGTCCAGAAAAGAAAGAGAAAGATAGACAGCGTATGTATAAACTGTCTAAAATGATAACTAAGACGGCAAATGTTCGCCCGACCGATGATATTAACACCATTTATAACCATACACACAACAAGATACAAACACCCAAGATTATGTCCAGAAGACGTGGTGATGTAAATATGTCATTGGCTGCTAAAGTTAATCCACTGAAATACACCGAATACACAACTAGACCCAAAGAAGAGCGCGTTTCAAAACAATTGGTTTATGGTCTCAAAGCATCCCTCCCAAATACAAATATACCAGGCTACACAAAAACACACGGAAATCAACGTTTCAATCTCAAAAAACAAGAATGGGTAAAGAACAGTTCTAAATCCTATGTGAAAAATGAATACACACATAGACCAGCTACAGGTAGAAATATTCCAAGAGATCTTGATACAACCAAGCTATTGTATGGATACAAACCCGTGCGCGATAGGTGGGTCCCACGAGCAATTATAAAGAAAGCTTCCATGATACCATTTGTTGGTTTAAAGAATTAAGACACAAAATGTATATAATGTTGTACAACGCCCCAGCTAAAGGTGATGACGGTCTCTATTTTGTGAAGGCTCTCAATGATTCCAAGAGAAAGTGCCTTGTTCAGTTGAACAAGGTCAAAGTTGCTGATGTATCAGGCGACGTTGTTCTCGAACTTGCTAGCGAAGCTAATCTCACGAAAATTCAAGCGATTGATGAGCAAAATCTCGTTGCTGCTCAAGAAAACTGCGAAGCTTGGTTCGGTAAGCAACTTTCCGAAAATGTCATGAAAGGTGCTTACACTTCGGGTGTTGTTGATGGTCAACTTACAGGAGAACGCATTGAAGTCACTCGTGTTTTCAATGCCGAACAACAACAAGTTGATTTTGAAAATGTCCAGCCCGGTAAGACTTGTGATGTGATCATGGAATTTGCTGGACTTTGGTTCGCCAAGAAATCTTTTGGTCCATCGTGGAATGTTGTCCAGGTCAGAGTTCATCCAGACCCAGTCCTCGACACTTACCCAGAAGAGTACGCATTTGTCGATGAAGATGACCAATAAAAAAATTGTTGATCATATATAAAAGATGATGAAGATGCTTAAGAAGGGTCGGACCCAAAACCTCCTCATGTTGGTAGCGGTTGCTGCTTTGATCTATGTGCTCTTCACAATGAACAACAAGTCTGCTTACTCCATTAAAGAACAAGAATATGGTGCGTACGAAATGGCGCCAACCGCGGCTGGTCCAGCCCCACAAACGGGTAACGGTTGTGGTATGCAAAACGGTACCGGCTTGGCCTCTTCTCTTCTCCCACGGGAAGTTGCCTCTAAGGAAGACTTCGGTGAATTTGCTCCAGAAGACATCCTCGCTGGTCAAAACTTCCTTGAACCACGCCAACAAATTGGTTTCCCAGAAACCGTTGGTGGTGCCCTCAGAAACGCGAACCAACAAATTCGCTCAGACCCACCAAATCCAAAGGAACCATTCGTTTGGAACAACTCTACCATTGTCCCAGACAGCATGCAGCGTGATTTGTGCTAAATTTCACTTAAAGATTAGATCTTAGCTTTATGTAAATAATGTCAGTGCCTAACGAACTTTCCGAGAGCGTTTCCAAGCTCGTGGAACTCTCCAAACAACTTTCTGAAGCGAAATCTGATATCAAAATCCTTAACCAAGAAGAAAAGAGACTGAAAGAGGCGGTCAAGAAGCATATGGTTACCCAGGGCATTGATACCATTAACCTCAGGAAAGGGAAGATTAGCTTGCGTAAGTCTGTACGCAAGGGTAGCATGAATAAGGACGCTATCAAGGATGGTCTTCTCCAATTTTTCGGTGGCGATGAAGCCAAGGTAGAAGGCGCTCTTAATGCCATTCAGGATAACCTTAAAGTAAAAGAATCAACTTCACTTTCATTAACTGGGATAAAAGATAAGCCCCCAAAAGAAGATAAGTAAGAACCATGGTTTGGAGTCAGTACGTTTACGAAGCAACAGCGGGACTTGATGCCCCACAAAGCGATGAAGAAGAATTCGAAGATGATGTTCATCTCAGTGTTGAAGATTGGCAAATCAAATACTCAGATGAATTGTGGTACATGTGGGATATGGTACAGCAACTATTGAAAGATGGATTTTTGGAACACGAACTCATGACAGAATGTGATTTTTCTGATTTTGCCGAATTCTGTTATGATAGTCACGAAGACGATTGTGACTTTGTTTGGATTCCATACGAATCACAACTTTCTTACATTTGGAGGAATATTCAAGAATATCTGGATGATACCGGACTTTACAATGAATTTATGCCTGGTGCTACATTTGATCACTGGGTTAGATTCGCAGCCACACATTCAAACAAAAAATATGTCACTATATATTAACCATGCTTCCAGATATTACCTCCCAAAAAGTTGCGATTCCAGCCGCCCTTTTTTTGGCGCTCAGCCCAGGCGTTCTTTTGACCACCGATGGGCGAAGCCTCAAAATCAGAAACGGAAAGACAAAACAAATGGCCATTTTCTTCCACGCTCTCGTGTTCTTCCTCGTCTACAGTCTCATCGCGAAGGCGATGGGTCTCGTTTTGACACAAACCGATTTGATCGTGACTACCACTCTATTCTTGGCGCTCAGCCCAGGTCTTTTGTTGACCATTCCACCAGGTTCTGGCGGTCTTCTCCGATCCGGTCAAACGAGCCTTCCAGCGGCTTTGACTCACGCGATCGTATTTGCGATTGTCTTCGCGCTTTTGCGTCGTCAATTTCCTCAATTCTATTAAATAGGAGGATGAAATACCTTGTTTTAGGCCCCGCATCAATGGGTATATACTCAATGATCGGGACTCTAAAGGCACTTGAATCCAAACTTGTGGATGTAAAAGAAATATCTGGAGCATCTGCGGGTTCAATATTGGCTCTATTCTTAGCTTTGGGGATGTCGGTTGATGAAATTTTAGATATATCTTTGTCACTAAATATCCCCGATTTTGTTAAACTACGAATAGGATCCTTTTTTAACAAATTCGGTTTTGTTGACATGGCACCTATTCGTGAAAAATTGGTTGAAATATGTGGTGGAGATCCCACATTTGAAGAACTTGACATGAAGATCTATGTATCAGCTTATTGTTTAAATTCTTCAAGTACAGAGTATTTTTCAAAGGATACTCATCCTAAAATGAAAGTGATTGATGCTGTATGTATGAGTATTGCTATACCACTGATATTTGCTTGTGGTAAGTATGAAGATAAAACTTATGTGGATGGTGGTACACAAGAACAGTATCCAATGGTTCCATTTTTAGGAAAGAAGCCACACGAAGTTACGTGTATTAAGTTAAAAATGGATAAAGTATATCAAGAACAAATAAATAACCCAAGACAATATGTTGAAGCTCTTGTTAGATCATCTCTCACAAATAGGACTGAATATAGTGAATACACAGAAATAATTGAGATAAATGTGGGTGATACCAATATTTTTGACTTCAGTATGTGCTATGAAGATAAAGTTAAGTTGTATAATTTAGGTTACTTTACTATCAAATAATTCCTCACACTTTTTTGTCAGTTTAATATAAAATGGTAGACGCGTGCGATCCAGACGCGAATATAGACAATCTCAGACAGTTGATCAAGCTCAACACTGGGGTAGATATTAAACTTACAAAAAAAGAAATATGCGAAGCGTACAATCAAATCCAGGAAGGTAAATTGCCTCTTCCACCAATGGTCATGAATTCAAGCAGAACTTATTTAGTTGACAAGAAGTCTCCTCTCAATCCAAATGATTATGAGAAGCTTTTTGATTCCACCACAAAGAGAGCTGACTTGAAAAGAATTGCCCGTAAAGTTGGTCTTAAGAATGTTGATCAAATGACGAAGATGCAAATTACTGATGCGATTGGTAAACGTTTACGTTATATGAAAGTTCATGAACCTGTCAAGTTTGCAAGACGAAGACAGGTGTCTATTAACAAAAACACAGCAGTGAACACAAATGTGAACAACACAGCAGTGAATGTTAATATTAACTCCGCGATGAATAATACAAATGTGAACACGAACCGCGTGAACAACAATGTGAATACGAACCGTGTGAACAATACAAATGTAAACACGAACCGAGTGAACACCAATGTGAACCGAGTGAACACCAATGTGAATCGGGTGAACACCAATGTGAATCGGGTGAACACCAATGTGAATCGGGTGAACACCAATGTGAATCGGGTGAACACCAATGTGAATCGTCCTAAAAATAGAAGTTCAAAGGTAAATTTTCCAAAGGGTGGACTTTTTGCCAAGGGTGAAAAGCCAAAATTTTTGGGTGGGACAAAAAACGCAACAAACATAAATAAACCAAGAAACGTGACACCAAAGGAAAAGAAAAAGGGTTTCTTCTCGCGATTGTTTGGGAAAAAAGAAGAAAAAAACTTCATCGCAGCAAATAAGTTCAAGGGTTCTAAACCAGGTTATGTTTTTAGAAAAGGCGAAAAGGGGTTGGGTTACTACTTAAATACTGGTCGCGTTCAGGGACCACAATTACCTCCAAATAATTACCAACCAACTCCAGCTACACCACAACCACGGCCACAACCCACTGGTAACAATATAGATATCGGTTTGGCCGTCGTACGAGTAAAAGAACTTGGTCTCAAAAGAGAACAGAAGTTCATTAACAAATTGAAAGCTGGCGGAGTTCAAAGAAAGCGTGTTATAGCCGAAGCTCAACAAGCTAAAGCTGAAGAAGATCAATTTCTTGCTTTCTTAGATCAACTTGATATTTCGAACGCAAACCGAAATAATTTCAAACAGCGCATGGCTACAACTGATTTCAAACAACTTTCAGTTGAAGCTCAACTGAAAGCCGATGAAAAGGCCAACGTTGTAAGAACAAATGAACAAAAGATGGCTATGTTCTTGGCTACAGTTCAGTTGAATGCCGCAAATAAGACTTTGTTCATTAATCGTGCGAAGGAAGAAGGTTCAAATGTAGATGCTCTCATTGAAGAAGCAAGAGGTCTTGCTAAACAACAAGCTAATGAACGTATCAACAAAAAGAAAGAACAATTCCGTAAGATTTTACAAAACTACAAATTGAATAATTCTGATAAAAATGCTTTGATTGAAGAAATAAATGAGACTACAAATTTGAATTCCATGAAGGGGAGAGCAAACCGATTGGTTCAAGAAAGAATGGATGAGAAGAAAAATATCATCCAACAGAATCTTTTCTCATTTTTGGAACCACTAAAAATTAATCAATCAAATAAACTTGAATTTATGAGATTGTTCAAAAATAATGGCGCGAATGTAAATGCTATTAAAAATCAAGCTTTAAAACTTCAAGAATCCAAGGAGATTGGAACCTTAAAATCTCAAAGGGCGAAACTTGAATCAACGCTTGCAAACATTGGACTTAATCAAATTGATCAAAATACATTTACTAAAAAATTTAACAATGGGAATAGAAATGTAAATAGATTGATTAGAGAAGCCAAAGAGTTGAAACAAACTAGAAATACCGAAAGTAAGAACAAAGAACTTCAAGAGTACATTTCGTATCTCAATACACTTCCAGATCTTACCAATCAAGATAAGAAAAATTTGGTCAATTCCAAAAACTTGAACAGAAACAAAGCACTCAACCTTTCCAAAAAGAGAGGTGCTGAAAAGAAAGATTTAGAAAAGAAAGAATTTGTGGGTTTCCTCGCGGATCTGGGTCTCACAAATGAAAATAGACAAGCAATGATAAATAAGTACAACTCAAACACATTGACTGTCAATGCTCTCAAAGAAGAAGCTATTGGTTTGAGAAATACAAAGATCTCAGAAAAGAAAGCCAAACTCATCGCACACATGAATGGTCTTGGTCTTAACAGTAACACAAAGCAAAAGTTATTGAATCGTATTGAAAATACAAACTTGAACACTTTGAAAGCCAATGCCAATGCCGTTGCCAAGAAAATTGCTCGCGAGAAGAAAGAGGATGAAAGAAAAGAACTTGAGAACTACATAAATAGTCTGGGTCTCAATACAAACAACAAATTGAACATCTTGAAAAACAATCCATCTCTCAATGAAGGAAGAAAGTTGGCTAATGCGGTACAAATGAAAAAGATACAAGATAAGCGAGCCAAAGATAGAGTTGCTTTACAAATTTTCCTTAACAAGTTGGGTCTTAATAAGAATAAAGGAGAACAAAAAGAGTTTTTTGATAATTTCAATAAAAATGTCAATTTGAATACAATCAAAACAAAAGCTACTTTATTTGCCCAAAATAAGAAAAATGTAGGAAAAGCTCAAAAGCGACAGGAACTCCAAAAGCACCTCATCAATCTCGGTCTCACAAACCAAGAGCAAGCAGAGTTCCTCAACAAGTTCAATACAAATGTTGAGAATGCGAATGCTCTTAAATTACAGGCTTCTAATTTCGTGAATAGACGAATCAAAGAGCGTCGAGCAACTACTAGAAAGGAACTTATTACATACCTGAATACTTTAACACTGAACAAAGAAGATGTAAATAAGATACTTCGACAGTTTGATGAAACAAGTACAAATCTTGAAACTATGAAAGGTCGAGCCAAAAAACTCAACAATTCAAGAAAGGAAGAAAGGTGGGTCGAGACTGAAGATGAGTTCTATGCTTATCTGAATACACTCAAAAACCTCACACCAAATAACAAGACTGAAATAACATCAAAACTTAATTCAGAATTTGTAAATTGGAACGCTCTCAAAAAGAGTGCGACCAATCTGGCTGTTCAACGAGCTAAAGAAAGACGACAAAAAGAAAAGGATGAATTGTCCAGATTTGCCAATAATTTGGGATTGAATCAAGCAGCCAAAAACGGTCTTTTGAAACAGATAGATAATGGTACTAAGAATTTGACAGCATTGAAGAATGATGCGAAGGAACTCAAAAGACAGAAAAATATGTCAAACAAAGCTCAAAAAAAGAAAGAACTTTCTGGTATTTTGGCTGGTCTTAATTTGACAAACAAAAATCAAGCCGACTTCCTTAACAGATTCAGTAATAATACAGCTACATTCAACAATATAATGAGTGAAGCCAAGGAATTGGAAACAAATAGAATATCAACAAGAAGAAATGAACTCAATGTCTTCATGACAAATCTAGGCCTTGAACAAAATGATAGAAATCTCATTTTGAAAAACTTTAATGCAAATCCAAGAAGTATGGATAGTTTGCGAAAAAGAGCCGAAGAATTGAAGAAGACTAGAAATGTCCAAGAGCGTAAGAGAATTCGCGAAGAGTTGAGAAAGTACCTCAACACTTTGAATATGTTGAATAAAAGAAACAAAAAGAAGTTGTTGGCTAACAACACTCGTTCTTACAATAATGTTAAGAATGAAGCCAATCGACTTCAAGAGTTCAAAAAGACTGCCAAGAAATCTGCTAATACAGAAACGCTCAAACAAGCCATTCAAGGATTGAACACAAACAATCAACTATACATTCTTGATAAGTTTAATAGTCAAAATGTAACATTGAATAATATGCTAAGAGAAGTTTCTCAATTGAAAAGAAAGAAATTGGCTAATAAGCGAGCCGAGGATCGCGAAGAATTGGTAAGTTTCATGAATGGTTTGAATATTACAAATTTAAACAAGAAGAAGATTCTCAAGAATTATGATAGTGAAGCTGCCAATTTACAAACTCTTACAAATCGGGCTACACAATTGAATACTAAGGCTAAAAATAGAGCTGCCGAGCGACAAGAACTTTCCAACTATATCAACAATCTTGGTATTAATGGAACTCAGTTGTTACAGAAGTTTGACAGTGGTCGTTCAACACTGAAACGTCTCAAGGGTGATGCCAATAAAATGAGATCATTGGCTAATGCTCGGGAAGTTAATGCTAGAAAAGATGATGTTCGTGCTTTCATGAAGAATACACTCATCCCAGAAAAGAACAGAAAATCATTTGTGAATAGAGTTCAGTTGAATACAAATATAGATGCTCTCAAGGGTGAAATCACAAGTCTCAACGCGGTTCTCAAAGGTAGAAGTGACGCTCTTGTGAGTAAGAGAAGTGAGTTAAGTGTTTTCTTGAACACTCTCAACGATCTCACACCCAAACAAAGAAAGGGATTGATAAATAAGGTTACAAATGCGAACACCAATATTAACCCAATCAAACTTGAAGGTCAGTTGATTAATAAGGCTGTGAAAAATAAGCGTAACGCTAACAAGAAGGCTGAAGAACAACAACAAATTGAAGAGGCTAAGAAAAAGCGCGCTCAAGATGAGAAGCGCCTCGAAAAGCACTTATTGAGTCTCAAACATTTGACGAGTAAGGAAATGGAAACTTACTTACAAGATTTCAGAGATGAAAAGGCTCGTCTCGAAGATCTTATCGCGGTTTCAAAGGCGAAAGATGCTGACAACGAGAAGGACAAGGATGCTATTAGAAATTATGTAAGAAAGGCTGTCATACCTCGTGCGAGAAAAGAGACTTATCTCAAGGAATTAAATAAGCCTCATATGAATATTACACCCATTAAGGCACTTGTGAATGCTAATGTTAAAGCTGAAAAGGCTGTAGTTGAAAAAGCTATTGCTGCGACTGGTCTTGAAATCAAAAAGCTCACAAGCATTACACCAAATGAAAAGGCGCAATTCCAAGCAAGATTGAAGACCGAACCAAGACAGACGGTTCTCAACGAAGCTAAGAAGTTGAATGCTAACCGAAAAGAAGCCAAAAAGGCTAAAGACAAACAAACTAAGAACCTCGCAGAGTCTCTTCGAACTCTTCAAACTCTCACACGAGAAAACCGTAAGAAATTTATGAACAGACTTGAGACAAATGGTGCTCAAAAGGTTCTCACTAATGCGGTAGCTCTCAATGACGAGCGCAAGGCTAAGGCTAAGGCTGAACAAAATGCTCGTCTTGCCGAAGAACGCAAAATAAAGGCTGCTGAAAACGCGAAGAAAAAGAAAGAGCAAAACATGAAGAATGTTTCTATGGAACTTCAAAAGCTTACCAATCTCACAAAGAATAACCGCGGAGCTTACATCAAAAGGTTAAATACCATGAGTAAGAACACAATTATTAGAGAAGCCAAATCTGAAGATGCTCGAAGAAAGCGCGAAAAGGAAAAGACGAGATTGGCTCAAGAGGAAGAAGTCAAAAAGCGAAGACAAGCAGAAGAGGCTGCCAAGAAGAAGGCCGAAGAAGAGCGCAAGGCTCGCAACCAACAAACCAAAAAGGTTGCTACCACACTCCAAGGTCTCACCTATCTCAAGCGTGAGAACCGTAAGAAGTTTATGAATAGACTTCAACAAAATGGTGCTAACAAGGTACTCGCTAACGCGAAGAAGCTTGACCAAGAAAGAAAAGAAGATTCCGAATCAACTAGAAGAGGTATTGAATGGAAGCTCAAGAAGATTGGTGTATCTGGTAAAGATCTTCAGAGTCTGTTGAAGAGATGGGATGATTCAAAGGATAAGACTATCTTTGATGATGCCCGTAAAATGGTTGCGAAGAAGAGAGAACCATTACTTGCCCGCATTAAGCGCAATGTTCCAGCTGGCAACAACTTCTCACAGGCGCAAATGAAATGGTCAGCGGCTATTCGTGAAGCTACAGATGATGCTTCACTCCAAAAGATTGAAAGACTTTTGGATACTAAGTTGAAGCTTAAGGCTAAGACCGAAGCCGAAGTGAAGAGTCTTCCACCACGAGAGCAAACTCGATATCTCAAGAACTTTATGGCTTACAAGAATGATGTAGCTCAAAGAACACAAGAGTTGGACAAACTTGCCAAGACTAAGCGCGACGCCAAGGACGCGGCTACTCGCGAAACTGCTACCAAGCTTCAATCACTCAACAAATTGGGACGCGACAACCGAAAGAGATTCATGGACCGCGTTGCCAGGGGTGAAAATAGTAAGACGATATTGAGAAATGCTGAAAAGTTGCAGCGTGATCGGTCAGCCGCACAGAGAATTGAAGCAGAAAGAAAGGCGAGAGAACAAAAGCAAGCTCAAGAGCGTAAGGAGCGTGAGCAAAAACAACGCAATTATGAAAAACAGAAACAAGCCAAGTTAAGGGGAAATACCGCAAGAATGCTTCAAGGTATGAGCGGTCTAGAGCGTTCTAACAGAAAGGAGTTTATGAACAGACTTCAAAGAGGTAATGATCCAGCGAAGGTTATCGCCAATGCTCGAAGACGAGACGCTTCAAAGAAAACAAGACCAACAAGTGGTCCTCAACCTCGTCCAAGACCCGCTCAACAACCAAAAGGTCGTATCGCACCAAGAACAAAGAAGATGAAATCAAAGAATCGCGTGAGAAGACCAACAACTAAGCCATCTTATGGTTCTAGACAAAGAAGAAGATAATTTCTCAATTAATATTAAATGAAGGGTAAAGTAATTATTCCAATCAGTAACTCGGGTATTCTCAGCGCCCACGGTTACAGTGATGTGCGTGACAAATCTCCACTCGCGAGACACCGCGCACTCGCTAAGGTTATCAGGGCGGGTGAACCACCACTTGGTCTCTTTAGACGACTCAATGTTTTGATGATTCTCTTCAAGAGAACCGATCCCAAGTTGTCTAAGATTTTCATGAAGGATCGTGACTGGGTCAAGGAAAAATATATGTAAATACCAGATATGTATGCCTATTTAATGGGAAAACGTATAGAAAACCTGGCCATGCGTGAACCAACTCCAGAGCCTGAACCAGAACCAGAACCAGAAAAGAAAGGTAAGTTTGGTTACGGGTTAATAGCAATTGCTGCTATCATATTTTCAAAGTTAAAGACTTAAAGCAAATTCTCTCTAATGGGAAATTGTGATGTTTGTTGCGAAAAGTTCAACAAAATAAATCACAAAAAGGTTGAATGCCCCTTCTGTGATTTACAGAGCTGTCGTGAATGTTCCCAAAGATATCTCCTCTCGATATCAGATGATCCCCATTGTATGGGTTGTAAAAACGCATGGAATCGCGAATTTGTAGATTCATTTTGTACAAAGTATTTTCGCAATACCGAACTACGTCGTCACAGAGAAACTATACTTTTTGAACGAGAAAAGACGCTCATGCCAGACACACAACCGGAAGTTGAGAGAATCTTGGCAATGCGAAAAATTCACAACATAATCAACGAACAGCGGAAACGTCTCATAGATCTTCATCAAAAACATGGAATATATGTACCCATTACACCAAATGTACCAATTCCGCAAGACATCTTGGATCTTCGTGAAGACATGGAAGAGAGTTACAGAGAATTAGAAAGATTAAGACATGGTGGAGAACTTATTGTAGGAGAACAACCCAAGAAATTTGTTCGTAAATGTCCAACTGAAGAATGTAAAGGTTTCATGAATGAAGATTGGTTTTGTGGTCTCTGTGATCGTAATTTCTGTGAAAAATGTAATGAAGAGATCAAAGATGGTCACGTGTGTGATGAAGAAGCTGTAAAGACTATGGAACTTCTAAACAAAGATACAAAACCATGTCCAAAGTGTGGTACTATGATACAGAAATTGTCGGGCTGCGCTCAGATGTGGTGTCCAGATTGTCACACAGCATTTGATTGGAGAACTGGTCAAGTAGAAACTGGCCGCATCCACAATCCACATTACATGGAATTCAAAAGGGGTCGCATATCTGGTAGAGAACACGCCGACATCCCATGTGGTGGTGTTCCAACATTCAGAGAACTTCGAGAAATAAACGCTCCCGATGATATCATGCGTTTAGCTATGGTTCTCTATCAATTAGACCGAGATCTCATTTATCGTTATGGTGACATGTATGACGAAGACAATAGATATCTTCGAGTGGCTTATATGCTCAATGAACTTCGTGAAGAGTATTTCAAAAAGGAACTTCAAAGAAGAGACAAACAAAGGGAGCGTCACAGAGACATCACAAACATTTTTAGAATGGTTATAGATACTGGCGGAGATCTTCTAAGACAATATGTTCTAGAACCAGAACGTATAGATGAAATTATTGACATAGGTTTAAAACTGATTAGTTATGCCAACGATGTAATATCTGTCATACAGAAGAGATATAATTGTACTACACCAAGAAAAATAAATGTTTTTTAAATGTAAGATGTATCTCCTTTTATTTGCTTTCATAATATTGGTCATCTATCTGATACCAACTTATGTCAAACCAAGGATTATCACTGATTTCATCACTGAAGATGAATGTGAATATATCATAAAAAAGGCGGAAAAAAAACTTGAAACTTCCACCGTTTCTAGTGACAGAACTGTTGACAAAGAAACACGAGACAGTGAAACTGCTTGGTTAAATCTTCAAGATCCAGTTGTGAGACGCGTCGCCGAAAGATGTGTTTCGTTAACAGATAGACCATTACAAAATTGTGAAAGTATTCAAGTACTCCGATACAAAGAAGGTGGTAATTATAAACCACACCAAGATACATTCGATGACATGGAAGATAACAAAAGAATGTACACAGTGATTTTGGCCCTCAATGACGACTATGAAGGTGGCGAAACAGAATTCCCAAATTTGGGTAAGGAATACAAATTAAAAAAGGGTGACGCCCTCTTTTTTCACACACTTGATAACTACGAACTTATGACATCCAAGGCTTTACATGGTGGGAAACCTGTAAAGTCTGGAGAAAAGTGGATTTGTAATCTTTGGGTACACAAGTATCCTTATTTATCTTAAAATGACATACAAATATTATATGCGATCGTAACTCTACCGGGCTTGATACATGGTTTAACTAAATGTCGTAAATTAGAAGGAAATATGAGAATAGTACCCTCTTTTATTTCTTTTATTTCTTCAGTTCTGAATGTTTCTTCGATGTAAGGTTTCTCAAAAGGTAATGGGGCGTTTTTTTTAAAAACTATAGAACTTTTTTCGTTATCATCGTGTAATATATATACTACAGAAAACAAAGGATAAAATAAAGTATTATCTTTGTATATAGGTTCACCACAGTGAGTATGCTCTTCTTGAAATTCACTTTCGTCATAAACGTTCCACCACCCATCAAATATCATTAATTTTTTAAAATTAATAGTTTTAAATTTTTCATACCCTTTAATCATTTTTTTAAAACAAAAAATGACATTGTCAAGCATTTTTTTATTCATTACATTTGAATCTAATTTATTATTATTACAAGTAAAACTTGTATTAAATTTACAATTATCAAATGGGTTATTTTTTTTGCTTTTACTAACTTCTAAAATTTTAGGTAAAAATTCCTTTTTAATTTCGTCATGATTTTCTACTTTGTCCCAGTAAACAAACTCACTTGGAAAGTAATAAAAAGACATTCTTAACTAAAATACAAAAACAAACTTTAAGCAATTTCACCCCCCTCAACGAGCTTTTGACGATTAATCATGTGAAGTTCTTCAACATCCTTCTTATTTTGTCCAACATACGGAACAGCGTAACCATTTTCACACATCCATTTATTGACATTGGTCCATTGACCATTTTCGGACACCCAAACTTCTGCCAATATACGCCCAAATTTACCACGAGAGTCCCTTTCTGGGCATCTGAGTTCGATCTCAATATCATCCTTCTCAGATTCCACAGCCTTGAGGCACCACTCCTTCAACTTCTTCTTGGAAAGAAGACCAAACTTCTTTTCTTCTAAATCACGTGTACGAGATTCTGGAGTATCGATACCCAAAAGACGCACTCGTTGGCGGGTACATACATCGAAACCGAGATCAAGGGTCACATCAATAGTGTCTCCATCTACAACCTTTTCGAGAGATGAAACTTTGTAGATAAATTCACAAGTTTCTTGGGAGTATTCTGTCATATAATATGACACAAGATTATTCACCCAGTAAGTAAGAATAACTTCGTTTTAATTTGTTAAAGGGCCATCTGTTCCACCAGTTCATTTAACTTAGATAAGGAAAAGAAACGAGGGGAAAGTAGAAAATCGCAATGGATCTTCAAACGCTCTCTGCTCAAGTGCAAGGACATGAAGTCGCTTCCAATACACAATTCCTCCTCAACTCTGCCTACCTTGTCTTTTTGATGCAAGCTGGCTTTGCTATGTTGTGTGCTGGGTCGGTACGAACAAAAAACACTAAAAATATTCTTATCAAAAACGTACTCGACGCGTGTGTTGGTGCCATCGCGTGGTTCCTTTTCGGCTACGGTTTTGCTTTTGGCACAACCGAAGGTCACAAACCCAATTCTTTCATCGGCTCTGGTAATTTCGCAATGAAGAACATTTCTTCGCCAGGTGACGTCGCATTCTATTTATTCCAGTGGGCTTTCTCAGCCGCCGCTGCTACCATTGTTTCCGGATCTGTCGCTGAACGCACAAAGTTCATTGCCTATCTGGGTTATTCATTCTTTTTGACGGCATTCGTCTATCCTTGTGTTGTACATTGGGGCTGGTCCGCCGAAGGTTGGCTTGGTCCATGGCGTGAAAACGGTTCTAAGCTCTTTGGTGTCGGTATGTTGGACTTTGCTGGTTCTGGTATTGTTCATATGGTTGGCGGTCTCGCTGGTCTTATGGGCGCCTATATGGTTGGACCACGTCGAGGGCGTTTCTCCGATGATGGTCGAGTTAATCCAATGCCTGGTCACTCTGCTCCTCTTGTTGTTCTCGGTACATTCATTCTTTGGGTTGGTTGGTATGGTTTCAACCCTGGTTCTCAGTTGGCTTTGATGGGTGAAGACAACGCCAAGGTTGTTGCTCGCACAGCCGTAACTACAACTCTTTCCGCAGCCTCTGGTGGTCTCACTGCCATGGCTCTCAACTACAAGTCTGACAAGATTTGGGATCTCATCGCTGTCTGTAACGGTGCTTTGGCTGGTCTTGTGTCTATTACTGCTGGATGCTCCACCACCGAACCATGGGCAGCTATTATTTGTGGTATGCTTGGTGCCATTTGTATCAAGTATTCCAGTGCTCTCCTCCTCAAGTTGAAGATTGATGACCCCCTCGAAGCTGCTCCAATGCACGGTTTCTGCGGTGCTCTTGGCGTCCTTTGGGTCGGTTTCATGGCTAAGCGTCAATACGTCAATGATGTCTTTGGCATTGATGAAGCTGGTGTCTTCTATGGTGGTGGAGGTAAGCTCCTCGCTGCTCAAATCATTGGCATCTTGACCATTTCTGCTTGGACGATGGGTACTCTCGGTGCTTTCTTTGGTACCTTCAAGAAGTTCAACCTTCTCCGAGTGAATGAAGAAGAGGAACTTATGGGTCTTGATGAATCCAAGCACGGTGGTTCAGCATATAATATTGCCTAAATATATAAAATGTCTCAGACCGAACCAGTTATAACCGATCCAACCATTGCCGCTAGGAAAAAGGTTGGTGAAAGTATGTTAGAAACCACTATGGGTAAGATAGGTCTTGGGATTTCATCCACATTATATTGTATCATCATGGTTTGGGCGATTGCGACCGGAAACTTCTTCCAGTTTCTTAACGCTCTTTCCAAATAAGATTGTTAAAGCGAAGGGTAAAAAATATAATAAATGCTAGACATTCATGCGCTAGCTCGAGAAGTATATACGCTAGGAGGAGGTTACTCCGAGCGTGTATACCACAATGCTATGGAGGTGTTGCTACGCAAAGCTGGTATTCCATATGAAACTGAAAGAATTGTTCCAATCACATTTCAGGGTCATGTCATTGGCAATCTCAGAGCTGACATTATAGTCAATAATGAGATTGTTCTTGAATTCAAGACAATCAAAACTCTGACTGATCAGACGGAGTTACAGGCTCGAAACTATCTGAGTCTGACTGGGTTGAAGAAAGCGTATCTGATAAACTTTCCTCCATTTCCTGATCGAGAAGTTGAGGTTCGTTGTGTTGTAGAAGAATCATTAGGGGGAATAGTTTAGCCATCATTCGGTAAAACTCCTTTCCTTCTTTGTAGTACTTCTTTGGATCTTGAAGACCTTCTGTGAGTAGCTCTTGGGCTCTGTTTAGATGATATTGTGCCTCATCTACACAGAACTTTTCATACCTATTCATTAGGTTATGTAGTAACTGCTTCTTTAAGCTTTGGAACACATCGGACATTTATCAAGTCTGGGAAAGCATATTTTACACACAAAGTGATCACATTTTCTGAATTTGAAACACTTTCCCTTATTTAAACAGACTGGACAATCCAAATAGTCGTTAGATTCCAAAATTTCATTCTCAAATCTCCAGAAACAATTTGAACATACTTTGAGTCTTGGATCCATCATTTTATAACATATGTCAAAGTTAGGACACTTCTTATCTTTCCTCATGTCTCTACTATATGGTTGGTATAAATTCCCAGCGCAATTCGTGGCAGATCTTCTTCCAGATTTGATCTTGTGCGTAAAGCTTGCTCTTGGACTTGAGAAGAGGGAAGTACTGGAGGTATTCGTCTTCCCCTAAAAGTTCACAAAACTTGTAGAGAACGTAACTATATGAAAGAAAGTTCTTCCGATCACTGGGACAGTTGTCGTCAAAAGGTTTTTGGATGTCCTTGAACATAATACGTAACCTCTCTTCCAACTCTTGAGGCATGTTTGGAGCTTTGATACCATTCAAAATATTTGTTATGTAGGGAACATGCTCATAATACTTATTAAGTCTTAACTTCTTGAGAAGTCCTCTGATCTTAGCATGAGTAATCTCTTCCAGGTTCTTAATTTTGATTTTCTTGAGTTCCGCCCTCAACTGTTCCATGACTTCATCGGGTATCGTTGTCATCTCTTGAGCTTGAAACTGGCTGAGCCATTCATTAAAGTGATTCTCTCTTTTGTATGAATAGTTGACCACCTTTTCAGAAGTTTCCTGTTCTTCTCTATATGTCAATTCTTCACTAATTAATGATGCCACAACTAGACCACATGAATCACATACAAGTTCACTTGTATCATGAAAATGAACTATATTACTAGATGAACAATTTTCGCATTGCTCTATTCTACGTTCTCTAGGTCTAGCTATATTCTGATTTTCTACTTCTATGAGGTAATCTGTGAATATATCCTTTCTTTGAAGTCCGACAGTCTCTTTGACGTTAAAAATGTTGTCTGTGTTGATAGTCTCTTCACTCTCGTCAGTATACTGATTCATATAAGGCATACAACGAATCATGTAATCGGACATCTCAGCCTCGTACCTACTTTTATTGGCGGGGTCGGTCTCAATAAGTTGAGTCCAATTTTCAAGTTTGTTTTTATACCTACTTAAAAAGTTTCCCTCCATTATAGTTAAGAATGTTGTTCAAACTTTTAAGTAATGTTTTATATTTTTACAAAAAGTTGACTACACCTCGTGACTATTCAATAATTTCTGAAGAACTTGAATACAAAATTGACTACAGGATGAAATATCAAGTAGAAGATAAGTTCTGGGAAGATGAAAGCAAAGATTGGGATGGTGTGCTAGACGAATTTCATGGGTATGTTACAGGTAAGCCATTCAGGGGAACAATTGTTCCACAAAATGTTAAGAACCTAGTTCTTCGAGTAAAGTACTGGTATGATGGACGAATTTACAAAGCTATTTCTAATGACATAAACTTCATACCTGGAAAAGGAGAGGATTCTGGTATGAGTTTCAGTATCCCGTTGAGTAGTGCTTGGATTGTGGATCATGACGATAAACCACAGGTAAACATTACTGAAAAGGTAAAAAGGTACGCTGGTCCTAGAAATGATTTTCATGGTCAACAAGTACGATTAAAAGACTTTTTGTATTATGACACTAAAACATTACAAAAGAAGTATCCAAAAGTTTTACTTTCAAATGCGTTGGGTATGAAGAAAATACTACTCACAACTGAAGACGTTACAACTGATCTTAAAATTCCTTAAATATTATCAAAGTATAAAATAATGGTAAAGTTCATAAACAAGACACCTTATTTTGTAAGATTAACTGTTACACCAGACAATCCAGAGTGTTCCATAACGAAATGTACAACTCCAACTATCAATGGTTTTGGTGGTTGCAGTTTTGCTGGCATGATTGATTGTTCACCAGTAAAAGATCCACAAACTGAAATATTATCACCCAGAGGTGAAACTCTGATATACAATACTGGACGGAATTACCGCGTTTCGGTCGAGTATTGTGTTACAGAAAAGGTAACTAAAAAGAAAGGGTTTTGGCCATTTTTAAAAGATGTGGAAGTTGATGGCGAAACTTACTGGAAAGTTGCCAATAGTCAGAAAAGTTATAATCACAAAATAAAGGAAATTCCATTTACATTCATAGATCCAAATCCAAAATATATGCTTCTTAGATCTGATCGGAAACGTCGCTCTTCATCTTCGTGGATAGCGTGTTGTAGTATACCACCACCTGAAGAGTCCCATGATTTTTGTATTGAAAATGACATTACTGATCATCCGACACCTTCGTTGCCAAATAAAACTTGAGGTCGCCCAAGTTTGCGACATTGTACTTTAGAATCAAAAACCGATTTCCTTCTTCCTGCATAATTTGCACAGACGAACACATACTCGTCGCCTTTGTAAATATATTCAGGTACCTGAGAGAGTAAAGACCCGTAATCTCTGGACTTTCTTCGGGGCACTCAATGACAGTTTCTTGATTCGCAAAATCGCCTTCACAACGAAGACGAAGTTCTTTACCAACTCGAGTAATTTCAATTTCAGTTCCAATATTGGACATGTCACGGCACAATCTTTGAAAGTCTGCGGATGGTAGAATAGTTACACTAGTCATGTTGACATCCGGAACTTCAATTCGACTTTCGTTGATATCCAAGAGTTTCAATTGAAACTTTGTACTCGTTTTCTTGGCTTCACTTGTAATTTCAATATCCATATACTCCTTTGAATTGATTTCAATTGTAAGAACATCATTGTTTGTAATAGTTTTCAAAAGTTTGAAAGTATTTGAAATATTGATTCCAGCGATAATTTCTTCTTGTTCACAAGAGTATTCTTCAAAGTTATCCGCCGCCAAGAACATATCTATAAGAGATGTTCTAGCTGTATCGAGAGTAACAATATACATACCCTGTGGCCGAAAGTAAATGTTCACATCATTGAGGATGTCTTTTAGTACTTCAAATGTAGACTTAACAGCCGACGCCTGGATTGTAACTAATCTCATATCTACTAAATATCGTGCGTTATATCTTTAAATCTTTTCGTTATAGGCAACACCTTTACTGACATCCCTATTTATCTTCTCTTCCAATTCTCTTGTCATGGCTGGTTGAAGAGACTGACCATAGTTATCCAGAGTAAATATATCAGCGTCATTATCTTCACCATCAAGAGTTGTCATCGAACAAGCTCCGCCAAATCCCCAGTTCGAAACTTCCTTATTTGGCAACAGGGAATCCAACCAATTTTTAATTTCGTTACCTACCAAAATTTTACCGTTCTTTGTCAACATTGTTGGTACGCGTGTGATTTTATTACGATACGCGGGTGGAATACCCTGAGTATTAATATTATGATAGTGTACAAGTTGTTTTAACTGCTGATGTTTATTGATGTACTCAATGACCTCCATTGAGTGTTTACATCTTGGGCTATATATCAGCAGCGACATCTAATATGTATATGGTATTTTTGAAAAAAAAATTAACGCATACTAGTAAAGATGAAGTTGCTTTTGACAGTCGTTCTTCTTGTGATTGTCCTGCTACTGACTACCAACAGAGAACCATTCACGGAAGTATTCGGTTTTTCAGGATACAATAAACCAACTGGCACTGTCCGCTTCGACGACGCCAGACCAGACCTGACTGGTTACAGTCAGGCGGAAGCCAATATAAAGAATGATATGATGGAAGATCTCGTGCTTCAAGCAAATCGGGAAATTTCTAAGCGTACAGGTCTTTGTACATACATCATTGAAACAACTGCCGTGAAGAGATACGTCAATAACGAGAATGACAAAGAGATTTATGAATGTATGTTCATGACCGTAAAGAACAGCGGCTTCGCATTTGGATTTTCCGTCGTTGCTTCCTACGAAGTGGTTGATGGTATAGCTACATTGGTGTCTCTCCGTTCCCAACCACTCGATGTTCAGACCGTTTCTGATGTGGCACCATTTGTTGAAAGTGTTGGTGGTCAAGAATTTGTTGAATACAATCTTGTTAAGGAAAAGGCTGTTCCAACTTTGGGTGAGTTAGAAACGGCCAAAAATAAATTACAGTAATTGTAATGATCAGCATCAATGACGTAACTAAAATTGATGAAAAGAGAAAACAGATCAAAAAGGAAATTTATACCAGAATATATGAACAGTTTTCTCGTAGGATTAAGCAGTGTGTAGAACTCGGACATAAACAGGTATTTCTTACAATACCAGCATTTGTGGTTGGGTATCCTACATTTGATAGATACGCAGCTGCGAAATATGTGGTGAGACAGTTTCAATTGGGGGGATTTACTGTTCAGCACATAAGTGATTTTGAAATATATATCACATGGGTGATACCAAAAAAGAAGAGGGAGAGGACTTCAGAAGAACCCAATGAATCAGAATTCCCAGATTTAATGAATCTCAAAAAGATAGCAAATCAATACAGGAGAGGTGCGTAGTAAAAGGTCTAATTTAATTCACTAAATATATTAATGGATGATATTAACATCAGGGAGGAGAAAAGAAAGTGTACCAAGTGTGAAATATTACACCCCATTAATATGTTTAAAATAAAAAACAAAAATAATAACAAACGGTGTTCTTGGTGTAAATCGTGTATGAATGAGTATGCTAGAAAATATAGACAGAAATTGAATTATTCAGTTAATGTTACCGAAAAGAAATGTTTCGAATGTAAAATTACAAAATCTTGTTGTGAATTTTCGAAATGTACAAAAGATACATCTGGTCTATCTAGTTACTGTAAAAAATGTGACCGCGATAAACGTTTAAACTTCATGAAAGATGTTAAAAATTTTCTTATACAAAAAAGATCCGACGCAAGAAAACGTTGTAGAAAAAACAAAAAAATCAGTTTTGATATATCAATTGATGATTGGATAGCACAGTATGAACGACAAAGGGGATTTTGTGCATTGTCTGGTATTGAAATGACATGGGAGTATAGTGTTGATGGTGATAGTGAATTTTATACATCCGTGAAATACCCTTATAATATTTCACCTGATAGAATTGATAGCAATAAAGGATATACAAAAGATAATTTACAATTTGTTTGTAATAGAGTAAATGCAATGAAAAACAATATGTCAATGGAACAATTTGTAGATTTTTGTAAAAAAGTTGTAGATTTTTCAGGAGGTGCGTAAGAGTTAAAGTTTTAATTATATGGATTTAATATAAATCATGTCTTCCGAACCACTTGGGATAATGGTTGAGGCAAAGAAGGAGTATTTGGGTCAACTTTGTCTTATTATGTCTCCAGCTATGATTGAAGTTTTCGAGGATATGTACAATGAAGCGACCAAACTTTCTAAGGGAAGAAAAACTCTTATTATGTTTCAAAAACTACTCAAAGAAGTTCCAAACTGGTCTAACCAAATGTCTTCACAACACACGAGTAATATTACAGACCGCTGTGCGTGGTTCAGTGACTTGTTGGCGGCTGTATTTGTTGCGTGTACAAAGATTCTTTCGGCTGTTCGATTGAAGTCTGATAACAAGAAAATCGCTCTCAAGCTTCCAACAAACGAAGTTTTCATTCAGACGTGCTATAACAATGTAGCTAAGGATCTTTACAAAGATCCCTATGTTTTCCACGAAGAACAAAGTGAGTATCTCCGAGATGAACAACTTAATACTCGTATATGTACATGTATTGAAGCTACGGTGAAAGAACTTATTCCAGTTCAACAAATCCTTCAAACTTACATGTCTCAAGAAACTCGTGACATTGATCTTGACGGAGAAGTTCATGACGCCGAAGATCCAGATGTCTTTGAGGGTGGCGAAGCTGACACATTTCCAGAAGAAATGCAAGAAATGGAACCAATGCCAGAAGCCGAGTCTGAACAACTTCAACCCACGGGCCTTGAAAATGAATTTAAGACTGTTCCAGGTGTACAAGCACCTATACCAGAACCAGAACCAGAAATGGAAGCCGAACCAAAAACGCTTTCAGAATTTCCACAACCACCACCTCAGGCTGAACCTCCAGTTGAAGATGAAGATGTCTTCTTCGGCGACGCCCCAGAACAGCGTGTAAAAAAAACTGCGTATAATTAAATGGAAGATCTATCCGAATATCTCCGAGATCCAGTGAGTGCTGCTCTTATTGCCGCCGCGATTACCGCGGGTTACATTCACCTCAAGGCTCAACTCAATAACGAAGGTAAGTTGGAACTTAACAAGTACACAAAGCCAGCTGTTCTTAATGCGATCCTTGTTTATTTCATAGTTTCTAACGGTCTTGGTCAGAAAGAGGCTATCTCTACTGACCCTTTTTAAACTTAAAGATTAAACCCCTGTTATAAGAAAATGGCGTCTGTCACTGCGTTTAACGACATGCTCTCCCAATTTCTTGTGGAATTGCACAAGACTTTTCCAGAGGAAAAGGGTATCAAGAAGATGACTACATCTTTTGAGATGCTCAAGCAAACAAACCCACGACTCATTGTCGATGGTTTCATGAAAGGTGTTACACCTTACGCCGATAAGATCTCTGCGAAGGATGAGTCCTTCCTTCTTGAAGAGATTGAAAAGATTGAATTATTGAAAGATCTCAACATCAAAAGTTACTGGAACCGAATGAGCGAAAATACCAAGGCTGCGACGTGGCAGTACCTTCAGACTCTATACATGCTTGGTACAACTATTACGGCTATTCCAGCAGAAACACTTGGTCTTATTGAAACCATTGCGAAGGACTGCGCCGATAAGATGGAAACCAATGGTGGTCAACTTGACCAGGATGCTCTCATGAAGATGATGGGCAGCATGCTTGGTAGTCTTCCAAAAAAATAAACCTCATGTTATACTAAATGAAGGCTTGGTTTGACGATCCTCAGCAGCTAGTTAGGACTGATCAAGTTACACAATTCTGGCCAAACCGTGATCAGACACCAGCGGAAAGAATTAATACAGCATCGCGATTTATAATTTACGCGACTTGTATCATTTATCTTACACGCAGAGATCCACGTATATTCGTTCTTGGTGGAACCGTTCTCAGCGTTCTTTATGTTATGTACAAATCTAAAATGATTAAGGAACCTTATGATATTAATGGAAAAAATGGGTGTCAGTTGCCAACGGAAAGCAACCCAATGGGTAATGTTCTTATGACAGATTACACCGACGCCCCAAATCGTCTTGAAGCATGTTATTATCCAACGGTAAAAACTCAAGTTAATCGCTTTGTGGGTAACAGAATACCATATGACGGTGGTCGATCTGGATCACCAACGGTTTCTGCTAAGCGAAATTTGTTTGAGCGTCAATTTGTAACCGCTCCAGTTTCAAAAATACCAGGAGACCAAACTGCTTTTGCTGAATGGTGCTATGGTAAAAAGAATGCCCCAATTTGTAGAACCAACCCAGAAATGTGTAATCCAAATATGAGAGGTGTTCAACTCGAAGCGTTTGGCGGTCTCGATCCCGCAGGTGATAGCCGAGTTTCTCATCGAGGTCATGGAATTGCCCCAGCTTAATATAAATATTCTTATGTAATAGTAAATATGGCATATCAGCTCCAACCTGGTCTTGCGATAGTTCAAAATGCAGGTGCGCTCCCATCAGTGAAAGCGACTGAAGAAGTCTTTGTGTACCCTCAGCCCAGTTCTTTGAACTGTGGCGACTGCCGACCAAACACCATGTTGTATGGAACAGCTCCATACATGGCTGGCAAGGGTGCTCCAGCGCAGTACATTGATGTGAGTGACCAACTTCGCCCACAATCTACTACCCGCTTCGGTAGAGTTGTTGTTCCAACATATGAACGCAACCTCTTCCCACTCACAAACATGGAATGTAAAGTTCCACTTCGCACTCTTAGCTATGAACCAATGAGTACCCGAGCGGAACTCCAGAACGGTCTCTTCCAGCAAAGATACGCTAATAAAAATGTTACTAAAAAATAAGAATGGCAGATCCCATTTCGCTCGCAGCTATTGCTGGATTAGTTTTTGCCGGTCGAGCATTGAGTAATAAACCTGAACCACCAAAAGAACAGGTGAACCAGCCTATTACTGAAGCTCCAATACAGGAACCACAGACTATGTTTGATGATGTACCTGAATTTGTTGAAAATGAATTTGAACCACGTGTGGAAATACCAACTAAAAGAGAAATGGAAAGTTTCGCGGATATTGCCTATCAACAACGTAGTGGAGGTCAAGAAATTCTCAATATGAGAAATCGTATGTATGACACGGGTCGTATGAACAACCTTTCACCAATTGAAAAGCAAATGGTTGGTCCAGGTTTGGGTCTCAGCGCCGAAACTCCAGCTTCTGGTGGTTATCAGCAGATGTTTAGAGTTAACCCAGTGAATGTTGGTGAATACCGACTCACAACTCTTCCAGGCCGATCTGGTCCAGCCTTCGATCTTACAGGTGGTCGATCAGCTGTTGTTGGTGAACTTACCCACAATAAGCCAGAAACTACAGCTTTCTTGCCATCCAGACTTCCAGCTATGCCTGGACGTGCCCAGGGTATGTCTGGTTTGGTCCCAAGACAAGAACATGAAAAGACCAAGAGAACGACCAACCGTTCCGAAACGGGTCACCGTGCTGATGGTTTGGGATTCAATGGCGCCAAGCGTTTTGTTTCAGCACAAACATTGCCACAAGATCCAACTCGCTTCAAGAGCGATCGCAACGATACACAATTTGCTCACTACAGCCACGCGGCGCCAGGTATTACCAACTTCCGTGGTGCTTATGAGACCAGTGCGGCTGCTCAGATTACTACAAAGAATAACGAAGAGTTGATGAAATATGGCTTCCGTCCAGAAGATCGCAGAGGTAAGGCGAACCGTATGGGTAACCCAGGCCGCATGAACGTTCGAGAAAGTGCTCTCAAGCAAGGTGGTTCCCTCACCGCGGTTCGTAGCGACACTTCTCGCATTGATGGACGATTTGCCGCTCCAAATGGTGGTTGGACTCAGCAGTACCAACAAAAACCATTCCACCAATTCAACGCTTACAAGGGTAATGAAAATCCAAACTCAAGAAGCCTTGATATTGCGAAGAGACAACTCCAGAACAACCCATTGGCTCATCACATTTATTAGATTTTCACTTGATTTATACACAAAAACAATCATTAAAATATTGTGCCTATATTTTAATGAAGGTTCATACCCTTGACATAGATTCAGGTGAAAGGGACACTAATGTACACCCCCTAGCCAATAGCTATGTTGTGACACTCAAAGAACCAATCTATGATGTCACCCAAATTAAATTGATTTCCGCGCGTATACCAACTCCCCAATTGACTACATGTACTACAAATAAAACTTTTAGTATTTATGACTCTGGTGCTCCAAATGATTTAATTGAAATAACTCTAGACGAAACTAATTATGCGGATGGTTCGGCGTTGGCTTCAGACTTGGATACTAAAATGCAACCACCGCTTACATGTATAGATTCGGTTGTTTTTGATTCAGATACACAGGCTCTTACATTTTCTAATACAGAAGCTAGTAACACTTTTACATTAAAGTTTTTTGATGGTACAAATGGTTATTTAAGTAATACAGCTGCTACTACTCCTCATCAAGTTATGGGATTCTCATCACAAAATCCAAGCGCTGGTACAAGTATTGTCTCTGGGGCGATCAATTTGGAAGGACCAAACTCTTTGATTATTCGCCTTACATCTGGATCTGATGAATTTACAAAAACTGTATACACTGTATCACCTTTTTATACAGGTCATATTCTATTAAATGGTACAGACTTCATAAACTATCATCACGCCGATGATCCACTCACACACGAATTCTATAAAGGCCCTCAAAAATACATAAAAGATATTCAAATTGATTTCTTTTATATGAGTCACGGAAGACTAGTTCCGTATGATTTTAGAAATCAAGATCATGTTTTGAAATTTGAAATTACATGTTCTACAGACAAACTTGAAGGACTTCCAAAGGTTCCACTTGAAAATATAAAGGGTGAAGTTGAAGAGCCAAAAATAAGTATTCCAGAAATTGTTGCGAATACTTATGATTGGAAAACTGAATATATTTCCATTGGTTTAATTATTTTCGTTGGAATTGTCCTAATGTTTCTCATGAGACGAAAACCAAAACTTAGCGAGTAATCGCGAAGACTGGTTGCGCTGGCTTGGAAACACGGGTAGAGATGTTGGAGATGACCATGTAGACCGCAATGGACAACAAGGTGGTCAAGATCGCGGTGAGGGTGTACTGGGTACCACCGTTCTTTGGCACCTTAACAACTTGTTGGATGACCCAACGGACCAAGTCCATCCAGCTCATCGCCGCAGCGAAGGAGAAGCCCGCAACGATCGCGTTGAGGGATTGGGTTTCCAATTCTTGGGTAACAAGGTTAACAGTCTTGAGAGCTTGAGCGGTCATATCAGCCATGGTGAGAGTTTTATACTATACCTTGGGAAATTTTTTTACTCTGGTAACAACTCCTCCTTCTGAACAATCTTCTTATATTTGGGTTTTCTGACAACCGATGATTTAGCAAAAATTTGCTCCTCTTCATCATCTGAATCTCCATCGGTACTACTGTCAGAGTCATCCGTAGCTTTGAATGACTTATATTCAGAATTCGTCCATCCCTCCAGATCCGATGTACTCATTACTATTAATAGCATTTTTTAACATCTCTTCTACCGGACTTTGTGGAACCCAGCTGTCCCAACGATCGTAAGCTTCATTCATTTGTTTAAATGTTGGATCTTCTCCTGAGTATCTTTCAAATGACGGACATTCACTTGGTTCAACTTCTTCAATATCTTCTTCATCTGAAGACTCTTCGTCATAAATTTCTGGACAAATAGAACCAATGTTTTGTCCAACTGTGTACATCACACAATACTTGATGGCGTATTCCATATCTTCACCAAGTACTGTATCACGACCACACGCCTTTGAATATTCTGCTGCCAATATCATACTTCTTTCGAGTACTGGTAGAAGAATACCAAAAAGGGCTTCTTGCTGTGATTCTTCGTAAGCTCCTGAGGATTCACCAAAACCAGTTTTCATCATCTTTCTTAGTATTTAACGTCAAAAATAGTCTTGGCAGTTCCCCCACCTACACGCAAAATGTTATAACTCAAAGCGTAAACACGAATTTGTCTAGCATAATCTGTACATGGAGTGAGACTTAGGTTTAGGATTTGATCTTTTATGAGACTAAAGTTTACTTGACCAGTTGGATACCACTTCTCTGGTTCAAGGGCAAAACTATAGGAATAGAATCTTCTCAAGAGTTGTGTTTTTGAATGATGAATCGCCGCCTGAACAGCTTTCAAAAATATAACACTCCCCGTTTCTTGAGTAATTATTGGTTGACCATCCAGATCCAATGTGAGATAATCAAGATTTTCATATAAAATGTACTTTCCACCTGTGTCAGCAAGTGTGTTATCATAATCAAATGGTGTTATAAACTCTCCTTCACCTGTACCAATATCCCCTTGTCTCTGAATAACAAAGTAAAGTTCTTTTATGGGGTTTACAAAATCTAAATTAAATGCGCCCGTTTGTTTGTTTTGAGCTATGTCAAATGTATTTTGTTGAATCTGTGTTATCGTATAATCTCTCTTTTCGTTTTCTATTTTAAGTCTTTCACATGGATCAAGGAAAGAAACTTCCGCACAAAGTTGAAAGTTTAATATTTTGAGTTCTTCTGTGAACGCTGGTTTACTGCCATCAACTTTAACCACAAGATCTATATAGTTTCTAAGTTTTATTTCAACTTCAACTTCTTGATTCTTAATAGCACAGAGTGGTAAGGCGAGTTCGGGATTATTATAAAAGTAAAATGGCAAATCAACGAAACATTGTTGAACTGCGTCAGAAGTACCGAGGTGACTCAATATTTCTCTGTCCGACACGCGATTACCAATTGCTCTCTCTGGATATTTACCAATCAAAAACTCCAATGCTCGCTGTTTTGTTTGTGTAACATAGTGTTCGGAATATATTTGAAGATAATCACTTGGTATTCTCTGAATAATTTTACCTCCAACTATGAGATCCGCATATTCAATGAGTGCGTGACCAACTGAATCAATGTACCCAAAAAAACTTGTATCTATTTCTGGAAGTTTTACTTTTATACTGAGAGTGTTCAATACATCACCAACATTTTGAGCTATTCTGAATCTGACTTTTCCACCAAAGTTCACTGCATTCTCTGGATCTATATCTACGTATTCTCTTGCAAAGTTTGAATGTTTTTTGAAACTTTGCAAAAAGTATGTATAGTCTGGATCCAAGGTAAAAAACCTGTCTTGGGGTCCAGATGCTAAAAGCTGTACACGACCAGCCATTACTAATATAGGATTCTAAAATTTTAAACCAGCAATTCCACTGTCAACGCGAAGGACATTATAATTTACGGCGTATACACGGGTATTGTTATTATCACTACCGTTAATTGGATCTATTTCTATTGTGAGGAGTTTGTGTGAAATTCTGCTCATATTGACCTGTCCCGTTGGGTAATGAACTTCTGGCTGAAGAGCAAAACTATAAGAAGCAAAGTCGGATTTAAGATAATTGTAAGAAGAACCGTGGTTGTAAGGTGAGTTTACATGGTGTTTCAAAGCTTGTTCGTATACAAGGAAAATGTTGTCTCTGTTGAAAACAGTTGTATTGTTAAATTTAAGTGTCACATTAGTAATTGTATTGTATCTATTTGGGTGATTGTCTCTTACGGCTTCTTCTGATTGTGATACAAAGAAAAGTTCTCTTACTGGATGAACAAAGTTTAACATTACAGATTTAGTATTTTCACCAGCTTTCATGAGAAACTTTGACATTTGAACTTGAGTGATAACATAGTCCAATGGTCTGGACATCATAAAGTTTCGTTCTATGTTTGTTAAAAATACAAACTCTGTATCTAGCGAAAACTTTTTGATATTTGCTGATACACCAACAGAAGCACCACCTCTTATGAGTTGTTCAAGTGGTCTCAATTTTATTTTAACTTCAACGAGTTGTTTTGTCAAAGCACACGTTGGTATAGCCAGGCTTGGATTACGGTAAAAGTAAAATGGAAGATCCATAAAATATGTGTAATCACCAGAATGATCTAAAACATTACTATGCCCATTCAGAAAGTAAAGCGTTTGATCAATGTCATCATCTGTATTGTGAAGTTGCTGGTGTATGTAAATATATTCACCGGTAATCTTTTGAATTGTTTGTCCACCAATTAAAAGTTCAGCACTTTCTACCAAATGTGATATAATAGAAGGTGACCATTCGTCACCACCAGGTGATGGATCGTCCAGGGTGACTTTTAAAGTCATATTTCTAACTAAATCACCTTTATCGTTTGGTACACGACAAATAACATTTTTACCAAAATCTACGTCACCATCAAATTGGCTTTCAACGTAATCTATGGCAAACTTTGTATGTCTCTTGAAGTTCATCAGGAAATACGAAAACTGTGGATCTCCTGTGAGCCATTGATCTTGGACTCCAGTGGCGGCAAGTCTTAAGCGACCTGACATTCCTACATTATGTGAGTAAAATTTTGCTAAATAAAACGGAACACTAATGTAGAATGAATCTTCAGTTGAGGAAATTCAAACCCGAAACCATGTCAGATGATCGGGTGTGTGTTTTTGTGGGGAAACGTAACACAGGGAAGTCGACCCTTGTGAAAGACATAATGTACTACAAAAAACACCTACCAGCCGGAATTGTGTTGTCTGGTACAGAAGAAGGTAATCACTTTTATTCAGAATTTGTTCCCGATTTGTTTGTGTACGGTGACTATGACAGAGATGCGATAGAACGAGTAATGTCCAGGCAGCGTAAATTAGTTGGTGCGGGTAAAACGAATTGTGGAGCTTTCATGCTTCTTGATGATTGTATGTATGACAGTAAGTTTCTCAAGGATACATGTATTCGTCAGTGTTTTATGAATGGGCGTCACTGGAAGATCTTCTTCATGCTTACAATGCAGTATGTTATGGATCTTCCACCGGCGTTGCGGGCAAATGTAGATTATGTGTTTGTTCTCAGGGAAAACATCATACAGAACAGAGAAAAACTCTATAAGTCATTTTTTGGGATTTTTCCCACGTTTGATATGTTCAATAAAGTGATGGATGCGTGTACCGAGAATTATGAGTGTTTAGTCTTAGATAATACTGTTAAATCTAATAAAATACAGGATTGTGTATTTTGGTACAAGGCATCACTTAGAAAAAACTTTAGAGTTGGTAGTCCAGATCTATGGAGACTTCATCAAAAGATGTACAATCCTAAGTATCTCCAACAGAAAGAAGATGACGCCAAAAAGGCTACAAAGAAGACAAATCTTAAGATTACGAAGACGAAATAACAAATAGATATTCTGTAACTTTACTAGGGCGATTCTTTCGATTACGACTGCCTTTGTAGCACGAGTAGTCAATTTCAATTTTTTTATATTTGTATGGTTTGAGGAGTTCTTCCCACTCTTTCGGTGTTATGAAACCCTCATTATTATAAGACACTAAGGTATGTTTAGCTTTTTCGGTTGCTAGTTTTAGGGTAAGTTCCATAGCATCTTTGATCTTGTTTTTATAATTATACTGACTTTTGTTCCAGTTTCCCGGGATACCTGATACTTTTGAAATTGTATGAGGTCTTTCGTTTGTACAAATCAAGTTTAACATAAAATAGTTTGAACCATATGGATGTTGATTGTATGGTGGATCCAGGTATATAAGATCAACTTCTGGAAGATCTTTCAAAAACTCACACGCATCTTGTCGACACACAGTTACATCTTTACCTGGTTCAATCCATACAGGTGGTTCAACTTCAATTTTCTTTGTAATTCTATCAATGGCGTGGCCACCTTTTCCACCCCAGCCACCTTTATGAAATCCTTTGAATACACCAGATGTATTTGTATGAATACTTGCTTTCACCAGGAGAGGACCAAGACAATAAGGTTTTAGTTGCTCTGGAACAGATTTTTTAATGTAATCCAACATACCATCAATTCTTCGTCCATTTTCAGGTGTATAAAATTGACGTTCATCAGAAGCATAAAGTTCCGATATAAAACCAACTTTATCCAGACATTGGTTCATATTTTCTATATGTTGAGTTATGTCATCTTGGTCAGCCCAGGATGGAGTCTTTAAAAAACAATGAGAAAGAACTTCACAATATCTTTCCAAATCATTTACATACAATTTTTCACAGTGTGTAAGTAACATTCTTGAAACGGCTCCCGAACCCGAAAAGGCGTCAACACAACTACGTGGCTTTAACTCTTTTATAACATCTTCTATCACATGTACAAGTTTTCTTTTGTTACCAATGTAAGTAATTAATGGCTGTTTAACATATTCAGTCATTCTTAAAAATGTATCAACGGATTTCTCTAATACAGGCTGCGTCACTCACATTTCTCAAAAACATTGAACTATACTAAATGTCTACGGATATAAATACCCTAAACCTTTCAGATAATGGCGATGGCATGGTTTCACTTAATGATAATCCAACCACAAACTTTGTTAACCGTGGACCACCAGGTCGTGAAGCGTTTTCGGAACCTGAAAAAAATGTGAGTCAAAATAAACAGACAATGGACTCTACACCAATTAATGATATCATGTTGGAGCCACCAATGATGAGTGAAGAGCCTCGTATGCAAGGGATGATGCCACAAATGACCGCCCCACAACCTCAGGGTGCTTATGCGGCGCCACAACAAGAGGCGAAACCAGAAAGCAAGAACCCATTCAATATGACCGATGATCAAATGATTGCGCTCGTTGCTGGTGCTGCGGCGGCTCTCGCGGTGTCTAAGCCAGTTCAAGACAAGCTAGTCACTTCGGTTCCAAAGTTCCTTAATGAACAAGGTGCCCGAAGCATGGTTGGCTTGGCTTCAACAGGTTTGGTTGCGGCTATTGCCTTTTACATTGCCAAGGATTACTTTGTTAAGCCCTAAAAAGCATTGTTTGATTCCCAACCCATATTGCTATAGATTGAATTATCAATACCCGCATAGTAGGTAATCAAAGCTCCTGTCGCAAACGCTGTCATGAGCAAGGCACTCAATTTAAGTGTCTTGCTTCTGTCACTTCCGTATTTTTCTACAGCTTCTCTAGTATCACCCCAAAGTGTATTTACGGCGAATGTAATTATCAAAGCAATTATGCTCGTTGACAAAAAGAATAATCGATCTACGGCGAGACGTGGAATGCTTCCAACAATTAACCGAAGAACATTTGGTACAATTACGGTCATCCACACAAGATTGAGGTTGTAGTTTTCAGTCATATGTGGGACTAGACTTATGCCATATATGGCAAGCCAGTACAAAATAACCATAAGGAGAACACTTACTGGTGTTTTCATTTAGAGTAAGTTGAGAATATTATTTATCTTGGATGTGTTGACCACAAAACTTTGTTCGTTCGGGTATCTTTTCATATATTCCCAAATTAACGCAAATGTCACGAAGTTCTATGTAGTTGGCCCAAAAATCATCTGAGTGTGAATACTCTTCAACTGTACAATGCGCCAATTCGTGAATGAGAACGTGGAAAATTTCATTTGGTGTGCCATCGAGACAGAGAGCTATTTCCTGACCCTTGTTTGTGTTGTATCCAACCGTACCATTCATTCTTTTAAAACCAGTAATTGGTAAACACCTGGTAAGCATTTGATATTTAGGGTGGTTTGTCTCGGCTAGATGTTTCCTGAGAGTCTGATATTTCTCTTTGACTTCCACAAACTCCTGTGGTTCGCGTGTGTTCATAAGTATATAGGCATTTATGAGAATCAATAAAATGAACGTGATCATCTCTTATATACAAAGATAAATTTGCTATAAAGTTCTGATATGGGATTTCCTGTAAGACCTTCCCAGAGTTCTAATGTAAAACCTATTTCTTCTAAATGCGTCACAAGAAGATCTTTGTAAGCTATTGGTTCAGATTTTGGACCATCGGCGTAAAACGGTGTGTCTACTAAATTTACAAATAACTTTTCACCGAACCCACCATTTCCATGTGTCTTCATGAGGAAGAAATTACCCATCTCATCTTTGAGTGGCGTTTTAAATATTATCTTTTCGGAATCTGGTATAATCCCAATAAGTTTTGCTCCAGGTTTCATTCGCTTCTTAATTTCCTTGATTGAACTAAAAAACTTTTCTCTAGTTTCAAAAATATAATGAAGTGAAAAATTGTAGCATATTATGTCAAACTTTCTATTTGGACAATTATGAATATCACCTTCATAAAAGTTCACCCTCATATGCATATTTTTTGCTCGAGATCTAGCTTCAACTAAAGCTGATGGTTCTGGATCACACATACTCATATTTGCTCCACATTTATGCCATTTTTGAAGATCGCCACCAAAACCACATCCAACGTCCAAAATCTGGTGACCATTTTGCGTTACCCAGTGTATGAGTTCCCTTTTGGTGTCATTGTGGTTACGGCGGATCTCTTCCATAATTCATTAAAGATTGTATTTTTTAAGGTAACTTAAGTTGTATATCTTCTAATGAGATAGAAGAATTTGGAAGCCAGTTGAACAGGTAGTAATATACACTTCCAGTACCCTTTATAAATTTTAACTTTTCGAGGGAATCATTATCGTGACCAACATCCAATGTATTAAATACATCATACCCAAGATTTCTAGCAATTAAAAATGTGTCGTTGTATACGTCACCCACGATATGAAAAGTGTATGCTTGTTTTATAGTTCCGGTACCGTCTACGCGATCATATGGAATGTCATAAAATGAAATGAAGTCATCATTTTCATCATTTACATAAGAATGAATTGGAAGTATCCAGTGCTTTACCCATTCTTTGTTTATAACTGGAGCAACTTTGAACTTTTTGAAATAATTTTGTAATATTCTGGTAACTTTTGGAACATCTTTACTTTTCATTTGTCTAAATTGTGAATTTCCCCTAACTTCAAAATATTTCTCTCTGGGTCGATCAGTTTTATAAAAACCAGTTTTCATAAGATTCTTTACATTTAGAAATCGATGCCAGTATGAAGACTTTGTTATTGGGGTTGGTATTTTTGTCACAGCTGTGTAAACGGCTTGCCAAACGTCATTGGTGTTTGCGATTCTTTTGATCTCACTTATTAAAATTGGAGCAAATCCTTTAGTTCTATGTTTTGGATGAACACACAAAAAGTTAATTTGAACCATTTTCATATTTTTGTTTTCAACACGAACATTAATTGGAACACTTGAAATATATCCAATGAGATCATTTGTATCATTTTCTCGAATACCAATATTTTTGTATCCAGGTGCTTCAGCAGCCCATTTAAAAGTGTCAAAAGAATAACTTAATCTGAATGTTTCGTCACAAACATAATATTCATTGATTAGTGTGTGTGCTTCTTTTAATTCTGGTTCACACCAGACAAATCCTTCGGGAAGTTCATGAGGAGTTTCCACCACAACACGCTCCTTTTCAATTTCTTTTCCACCTTCATAATTCTGACCATCTTGTGGAACTGGTTGCTTATCCCAAAACGTTCTCATTACATGTATGTATTATTAAACTTTTAAGCTGGCTTAAAGTTTTCTTGACTAGATAGTATATAATATGTCTCTCGAACAAGATTACACCACTGTCCCAGGTCAATTGTATGCGTGCCTCTCTGTTGTGGGTCCAGAAGCACCACAAAAGAATGATAAGTTTGGCATCAAGATCAGAGGCGCTTTTGCTTCCCGCGACGAAGCTGCTTCTCACGCAAAGCGTCTTCAAAAGGAAGACCCAACCTTCGATATCTACGTCGTGGACATGTACAAGTGGCTTTTGATTCCACCAGATCCACTCAAGATTGAAGATGTTCACTACCAAAACGAAAAGCTTGAAGAAATCATGTCTGGTTACAAGCAAAACCAAGCTGATGCGGCAAGACTTTTCAACGAGCGCAAGAGAGACATGATGGAAGCCAAGACTTACATCAAGCCAGGTGACGAAAACTCAATGTTCTACACCAAGCCAGATGAAGCTCCCGTCAGTCATCCAGCTGAAGTTATTGAGCGCCTCAAGAAGGAAAAGCCAGAAGCACCAATGGAAGAACTCGTCAAGGAAGCTGATGCCATCGTTGCCGCCGAAATCGAAGAGCGACGCAAGAAGCGTGAGGAAGAGGCTTCAACCGAAGCTAAGGTTGAAGAGTCCAAGGAAGAAGGTGAGCCAGAAGTTTCGTCCGCGTAAATAAAAAATATTCATTAATTTTAAACAAAATGTTAAGTGTAATAATCGCGATCATTTTGACTAGCGCATTCTTTATTTTGTTTTTTGAACCGAAATTTACATTGGATTTAAAAAACAAAAGGGAGAAGGTAGAACCACCTTCAACTACAAAGGGGTTTATTGAAGATACTCGAGACGCGTTTATTATCCCAGCATATCCATCACAGGTTATGGATCGGGATATCAGTGGAAAAATTATACCAATTTATGGAGATATTGGTACGTTCGTTGGTTACTCAGGCGTATCTGAGTATGACTGGTTGCATGGTTTTCCCCATGAAAAAGCCCAATAAGAACACCGCAAATGCGATGATCCAAACGGACTTATCTACATTTGATAAAAAGTCACCTTTACCTTGTTCTAAATGATAGCTTTGTGGTGGATACATCGATTCGGAAGGATTGTAGTAAAATGGCTGCTCATGTACCGATTGTTCCTGTTGATACATGATTGGTGTACTGTCTTCTTCCTTTTCCTTTTTTTCTGTAAATGGATCGTTATGTGGATCATAATCAATCGGATTTCCAATATCAGTCTCCATTTTTTAATATATTAAGTGTTTTTTTTAAGCATCTTCTTCCTCACTTTCATCTTCTTCGTCGTCGTCAACCACAAAATCCTTCAAGCTACCTTCGTCGTCATCGTCTTCGCTGTCATCATCTGAATAATATTCATCTTCTGTATCAATGTCTGAACCAAAATCAGAATCGTGATCTTCTTCTGCGTAATCATCCTCCAAAACGGTTTCTTCTGGTTCGTACAGTTCAGGTTTCTTTATCTGTCTCCCCGATCGTGTTCTGGTTGTCACCATTTAAATAAATAAAGTATTTTGCTTTTTAAGTATCTTTTATTACAATTTAAGAGATTCTATGACACTACCACTCAATTTATGTGTTCTAGATGTATTCTTTTTACAATTTGGACACTTCTGCCTGATACACTTGTTTTTGATAATGTAAGACATTGTTACCCCTTGGTGCTCACCATTTATAGTTTCACAATAACTAGAAGTTGTCAAAGCCACAAAATCATTTCTTTGCCTGGAAATGCTTACAACTCTTATGTCGGCTGGACACTTCATACATCTTCGCATGAATGATTCTAAATGTGGTTTAACATCATTCTGTTTAATTTTTGGTTTTTCTTCAAATTTCTTGATTTCTGGACACTTTTTAAGATCCTCCTTTTTTGGGTACAACCTTTCAATCACCTTTGGTGGAAGTTCGTGTTTTCGACCGTAAAAGTCTTTACAAAACCCATCTCGTCGTCCTCTGATAGTTTCACAACGACAAAAACACTTTTGAGCAATCACTTTTCCACTAATGTGAAACCATATATGATTTGAATTGTGAGCTCTCTTGAGATTTTCACAATATTTAGAATTTGTAGCTACAAGATATGTATCTTTGTGTTTAAAAAGACTCTTTACAATTGCCGTTCCTTGACCTTCCATATTTTTCTGTATGAATTCTTCAATCATATCCTTAGCTTCGTCATCACGAAGTTCATCTTTAGTTTGAGCATCGGAAAATGATCCCTCTTTGATAACTGAAGAAGGTGGATCTATAGTTATGTGTTGAGGTTGTTCAGTTCTAATTGAAGACATTTTAAGAATATCAAGGTCTGGTTGTTGATCAATTCTCAAAAGTGTACTGAGAGGTCCATGTTTATATATGAAAACTGGAAGATATGGAGCTTCAATAATTTTACCCATATGACATTCTGAACACCCTTTACCACCACATGGTTTATGATTTGCTATCTTGTGAGACCATGGCATACGAAAACCACTACCTTTTGTCTTTCTGTGTGCGCAACCGTACACAGCGGAATCGATGATTTCATTCCAATCTGTAGCACCTTTAGCCTTAGAAAGTGCCACAAGAATGTGTTCTCTCAAAGCTAGAGCTGAAACTTGATCCAACACAAAATCTGGCCAGTTAAGATGAACACCGCTTTTTATGTACTCACCAGCTTTTTTGGGTTTTGATACACATATTAAGCAATCTTTACCGCCATGTCTCTTAACTTTATCACAAATGATTTTACAGATATCCTGTATTTCGTCAAGTGTGAGAGCTTTCTCATCTTTGTAATCAATATCCACAAAGAAGTTGTATTTTTCGCTCTTTTGTTCTACAACGGAGATTTTCTCACCACTCTTTATGGCTTCGATACATTTCTCATGAAATTCATTCAATCTATCAAAAGGCACGGAAAGGACCCCTCCGTCCATGAGCACATGTGATAGATTGGTTGCATTATTAAATTTTTGTTGGGCACACCACCTCTTAAACATACCTTGTTATTGCTCCTCTCCTCTAAACCATCTCATACAAGATACATCTGGATATTCCTGTGTCTGAGACAATTCCTTCTTAAAAGTAAGAAGTTCATAGACCGTCTTACTTTCGTTATCTTTGACCCACCACTCTACTTCCTCGTCACACAATCCACGGTTCTTTTTTAGGAGCTCTCCAATCTGCATTAAAATGTAAGCTTTGGACTTCATTCTATTTAATAGAGAAGGTTTTTCTATTGAGCGAAGTCACACACGAATAAAATTCAGGATTTTTAAGAACGTTATCAATAATTAGTTTCCATCGCTTACGTGAGTTAAACTCTTCGAGTGTATCAAAACTCATGTAGTCATTTTCATCAAAAGTTTTCTTTATTGGCTGTTTCTGTATCTTTTTAAGATTTGTCTTTTGCTTTTCTTCATAAAATTTCTTAACAAGTGCGTGCTGTTCAGTTCTGTTGTAATCTACAAAAAAGATGAATACATTGTATTCAAGATCCACAGTTGGACTTTCTTTTACTGTAAACTTAAATTCTGTGTACTCTCCATTTTTGAGGGCAACTACACCACGAGTCTCTTCCTCAAGTTCCCTAAGAGCACATCGAAGAGGATTGAATATTTCCCGTCGTCTACATCCTCCTGTAACAAAAATCCAATCCTTGAAGCGCCGATCCCTCACCGTGAGGAATTTGGGCTTATCGTCAGCAAAGCTGACCGGTATCGCTATAGCCTTGTATTTTTTCATTGCGCATTCGCAAGTTATAATAAGCGGATATGATTATTCTTCTTGCTTTTCTTCACCCTTTTCCTCAGTTTCTTCTTCAGTTTCTGTATCTGGTTCGGGAGCATTGAGACGATGAACGAGGTGGGCTGAAAAGTTTTTAAGACTTTCAACATCTTGTTTGGCTTTGTTCATTTCCTTGAAAAGGAAGATAACACCGGCAATGGCCACGATTGTGGCAATCATCATAAGAGTTTCGCGGTCCATTGGAATCATTATAGTCTATATGTGAATTATCTTTTTAAGTAATCTACATCACGGCACCCATCCGAGTTCTGCCTGGAGAAGGGCATTCATAGGGGCTTTGGGCAAATTGAACGGCTTCGTAATGCGTAGGTTCACAGGACCTTTGAGTTGGGGGTGTTGGTTGTCCCACAAACTTTTCAAGTGTCCTGGATTTTGGATCGTACGTCAATACAAAAACGATAGCGAGGAGGAAAACAAGGTTCCACATGTGTTTTATTAAATACGAAGAGATTTAGTTAGAATAGAGGAGGCCACCCATACCATTCTCAACGCGGAGAATGTTGTAGTTGACCGCGTAAATATCATCATCGGAGTCGCGGGTATCATTCAAGATACGGGCGGAGTCGAGACGGGAGAAGTTGAGAGTACCAGTTGGTTGGAGCTTACCAGTTTCCAAGCAGAATGGGTAGACAAAGAGAGTCTTCAAAGTCGCTGGCTTGGAAGAGTTGGTTGTGTTGAAGTAAAGTGGAACGTGGGAGAAGTTTGGATCCGCAAACTTGAAATCCGCCACATCGGTACCATTAATTTGAAGCTTGATCTTGTTGTCATCATCGAGGATATTAAGAGCCGAAGCCTTACCAGCCGCAAGATACTTGACTGGGTGGTTGAAGTTGAGTTCTTGGATTTTAGTCGCAGAGGCGGTGGCCTTTTGGACTTGGGTAATGATCATGTTTTGTGGGTTAGCCGCAAACCATTCGCGTTCATTGGTGTCCAAGTACACATAGTTGGCGTAGACATCCCATTTGTCAGTAGCAGCCGCAGAGCCCCATGTGATACGAAGTTCTACATCATGGTACTGAAGGGCGATGAGAGGAAGGGCTGTTTGAAGGTTTTCGCAGAAAGCGAAGCGGAGTGGGTAGAATCGGGAGGTGTTAGCACCACCGAAGAGGTCACCCGCAACGGACTTGGAAGAGTTTGTCGCCGAAAGAATTGGGGCAATGAGGGTAGAGTAGGTAGAGTCTTGATCATCAATCACTTGACCACCAATGAGAAGTTCTACCTTGGCAATTTTGGTGCGCCAGTCAGCGGCGCTGTATCCCTGAGCGGCTGAGCCGTCGTTTGGTACGAGGTACACATAGCTGAGGAGATCCCCCTTGCGTTCGAAGCGAATAGTGGACATGCCATTGTTGCTGACATTCCCCTGGATCACTTGACGTTCAACAGTTTGGGAGAAGTTTGTGTGACGCTTGTAGGTAGAGCGGAAAAAGCTGATTTCGGGGTTACCGACGAGGTGCGCATCCTGAGCACCGACAGCAACGAGTTGGGCGATACCACCAGACATTTTATATTATAGTGAGAGTTTATTTTTTTAAGTGTGGGTAAAGTTTGTTAAAGGGTCACGACACCGTTACATAAATGTACCCACCTGACTGTATATTTCTATTTGATAATGTGTTTACCGACGAAGAATGTAACTATCTCATAGAAATGACAAATAAATACGCCGTAAAGGGACGAGAGACCTACGGACCAGCCGCAAACGTTCTCGCGGATAGTGTGAATTCAATGGAAATTTCTGATACCGAGGACCAAAAGAAAGTCCGAGATCTAACTTTTGAAAAGGTTCTAAAATTCTGTAAAATCTTTGATAAGGAGTATGGTATTGAGATGGGTGGATTTATGACACCCACTTTGCGTAAAATCGTGGGTGCTACAAGAGAACACAAAGATGGTGTTGTCTTGGCAAAACAGGTAAAAAATGGGATGTGTCCCGCGTCAGAATTGAGAAACATGGCTGTAGTTGTGGCTCTCAATGGTGATTATGAAGGTGGAGATTTTTGTTTCCCTGAGCAGGGAAGAACTATTAAATTAAAAAAGGGACAAGCTATCGCATTTCCACCGTACTGGACACATCCACACTACACAAAAGATTTGGAAGGTGGTACTGTGCGATACACAGTGAATTTCTGGACACATGAGAAGATCACGATTTAGCCACAATGGTACGTACACCCCACATAGGCTGCCTTCCAAACTGCGTTGGCTTCATCAGTGACACCCCATCAGTTGTGAGGTATCTGATCTTGTACATCTTTTCAGTTCACTTCTGTATAAAATTGTTATATATCGTCCGTTGAATTGGGGTAATGAGCATTTTTTAAACTTTGATACGTCTGCTGTTCTATATTGTCTAGAGTATTTGTATTAAAAGCAAATTTGTTTCTTGGTGAAGTAATAGGATATTTTCCTTCTACTGAAGCATCTTTATTGAGATGTTCACAATAAATAACTTCAATATTATATTTGTAGAATATATCATCTGTACTTTCTGGATCTGGAGGAAATCTATTTTTAAAAATGTGTATTTCGTATATGTGTACATACGTGTTACTTAATTCAACACCTGAGTTGTGATTGGATATATTGTGATTTATAATCCCCATCTAATTTGTATGATATATATATATATTATTATTGGAAAAATTAATACAGAGAAAAACGTTCCAATTCCTCAACATCAAATGTGATTGAATTTTGATTTGCCTGACCAGCGTGCCTCCACCTTATTGACATTTGTCTATTAGCATTGTTCGTGTTAAATTCAACATAACCACCAAACCTATCGTCTCCATAGTAGTAATTTGAACCATATGAAGTGGGGCTCGTGCGATAACCAAAATACCAAATGGAAGCATGTGAGAGAGCTGGAAGGAGAGATGGGGAAGTAGTTATAGTATTTGGTGATGTCACTACGCGCATCTTTGATCCCCAGAGTCTCGCATTCGCTGGAAAAGTTGCGATAACACTATAGCCGGCAAAGTTAACGCTTACTGAATATTTATCAAACATTACCCTCCCATTTTCACCCAAAAATACATCACCGGAAGTGTATTCTATACCATCTGTAACCGTCGACCATGGGCTACTAGATAAAGCTGAACCACCTATATATAAGTTTGTAGCATTTACAATACCATTAACATCCATTGTATATCCAGGATTTGTCTTACCAATGCCAACTCTATTTGCTACTGAATCAACGTGGAGTGTAGTGGTATCGACTGTGAGATTTGAAGAAATTTTAGTATCACCACTTATATCACATGGGACAGATGGATTTGTCTTACCAATGCCAACTCTATTTGCTACTGAATCAACGTGGAGTGTAGTGGTATCGACTGTGAGATTTGAAGAAATTTTAGTATCACCACTTATATCACATGGGACAGATGGATCTGTCTTACCAATGCCAACTCTACTAGACACACTATCCACGTGGAGTGTAGTAGTATCAACAGTAAGGTTTGAAGCAACTTCAACATCACCAGAAAATGACTGAATATTCGTAGTCGCCATTTGTTATTATACTACAATTTTTTTGGGTTGGTCTCACACAATAAAATTAGTAATCAAACGTTATTTCATCATTAGTGCCTTCTGTAATTTTACTAACCACTCCCGAGCTGCTCTGAGAAATATATTCAATGAAAACATTGTAGTGACCCGCAGCAGCCATATTTGTTGTGGGGGCAAAAGCCACTGTCGTACCCGTTGTCGTTATAGATGAATTCCATGGATTTGTACTCGTTCCACCAAATACACTTACTGGACCAAGGGCTATATTATTTGCTGGAGCGCTTCCACTCCAATTACCACCACCACATTCAAACGCCAATGTACTGACTTCATCATCTGATTCTACGAGATGCGCCACAACTTTCGCGTAAAATACATGATTTGAGAATGTAATCTTGATTGTTGAGTTTGCTATGGTCTGAGCACTAGCCAACTGACCGTAATAAGAGTACGTTTTCTTCGCAACTTGTCCAGAGTTTATAATCGTTCCACCTGACACGTGTAAATCTGTAGATGGAGCATTTGTTCCTATACCAATGTTACCAGTTGTGTAATAAATGTCACTACCACTCGTTGTCCATGGACTACCCGCGTATGCGACTCCACCCTGATATAAAGTACCTGCGAAATTTAAGTCCCCATTAACATCAAGTTTAAAAGAAGGTGTTAAAGTGCCAATACCAACATTACCACCACTTTTGATGGTGACATTCGTTGTACCACTTGACAAAAGAGATATGTCACCGTCACTATCAATATCCCCTGATGTTGATTTGATTTTAGTTGTGTGTATATCGGCACCTGGGAAACGTATTATATGAGTTGCCATCTTCTATTAATGTCGGAGTTTATTTTTGAAATACATTCTAACCAATGAAAAATCCTGTAAACACGTTGTTATCTTCGCCAAATGTACCACCTTCAACTTGATAAACGCTCACATAGTCACCCACTGATAAGTTCAAAACCGCAGATATATTACATTGTAGGTAGTTTGCTGAAGGGGCGCTACACAAAGAATTAATGTTTTGACGCGTACCATTCACAGTGAAATCATAAATAGTATCATCATTTTGGTATATTCCATGCGCACTAAAGAAATAATGCCCCGCTATAGGTGCCGTAAATCTACCATCAGATGTTGTGTAGCTACTAGTATTATCCGTGTCAACTTGATTGTAATCTATGACACCGGCACCTGTCACCGAACCATCTGTAAGTCTCACTGTAAAAGCGGGTATACCACTTTGTTTTACTGTACCACCAACCACAACATTACTTGTAGTGGTAATACCAGTAGTTGCGTTTGTAAATTGAATTACATTCGACGTTGTATTTCCGAAATCTGATACAGATTGTAGCGTTGTAGCAATTCCAGTGAGTTCCGAACCATCACCTTTGAAGTAGTTCGCCACTACGTTTCCTGTAGCCACAACACCAACATTCGAATTTGTAAATTGAACTGTATTAGATGTTACATTTGAGATATTTATAGCGTTATCAAGTGATATTGTGGATGTAACGGTTATCGTGTCCATAACCAAGTTTGTGGTTGTCACATTAGCAACTTCAATTTCATACGCACTAATGTTTGATGACGAATAAATGTTACCACCCACATGAAGAGTGGCAGCAGCTGCGTTCGTACCTATACCTATATTACCAGCTGTATACTCCAAATCATCACCATCTATGGTCCATGGTGTACTTACAAATGCGGCTCCATCTTTGTATAAACTACCCGAAAAGTTTATATCACCCACAACATCTAAACTGAAACCTGGATTTGTTTTACCGATACCAACATTACTTGTTTCAGTGTCAACATACAAGTTCGCAACTTCACCAACTTGAAGGTTTGAACTGACATATGTATTTCCTGTAACATGAAGCGTTGAATCTGGGTTTGCGGCACCTATACCTACATTACCTGCCGTGTAACTTAAAGCGTCTGGTACGGTTTCTATTGTCCATGGTGAGCTTACAAATTCTACCCCACCTTCGTAAAATGTACCACTGAAGTTTATATCACCATCAACGTCCAAAGTAAATCCAGGATTCGTCTTCCCAATACCAACATTACTTGTTTCAGTGTCAACGTACAAATTGGCAACTTCACCAACTTGAAGGTTTGAACTGACGTATGTATTTCCGGTAACGTGAAGAGTTGAGACTGGGTTTGCAGCACCTATACCTATATTACCTGCTGTGTAACTTAAAGCGTCTGGCACAGTTTCTATTGTCCACGGTGAACTTACAAATTCTACTCCAGCTTCGTAAAATTTACCACTGAAGTTTATATCACCAGCAACATCCAAAGTAAATCCAGGGTTCGTCTTCCCAATACCAACATTACTAGTTTCTGTATCAACATACAAATTGGCAACTTCACCAACTTGTAGGTTTGAACTAATGTATGTATTACCCGAGACGTGAATATCCGCAGCTGGATCGGTTGTATTCACACCAATTTTACCAGACTCAACATGTAAATCATTATGAACAATGGTTATTGTATTTTGTGTAGTGACATAACCCCAAACATTTACAGTAAATTCATTGGAGTAGTCTCTAAGAATGTGGGTGTCGCCATACCCATTTGATGTATAACCAATTGACAGATAGTCTTCGGAATGATGAATAATACCAATATTATGACCTGGATGTTCCATTAAAATACCAATGTCAAGGTCGTGTTCGGTATTATTATTGGCGATATCAATGATACGATCAGAAACAACCAAGTTATTCGCAGATACAATAGATGTATTACCTTGAACAAGTAAGTTACCCGTTATTTGAACATCACTTGAAATGACAACATCACCATTGGTTTCCTGGCGCAAATGCGAATCTGTAAGTATTTTACTCGCATTCGCATATGGAATGTATTTGTTTGACAGACTTCCAACACTTACATCTGTTGAGAAATGACCATCATTGGCGTAAAGATCTCCTTGGATACCAGCACCACCAGTAACTTTAAGAGCACCAGTACTAGTTGATGTAGCTGCTGTTGAATCTGTAATTGTCGCGTCGGGTGTTGTAAAAACCCCAACATTTGAAGTACCTCGGACATCTAAGCTGTAACCTGGTGAATCTGTGTTTATACCAACACGACTCGTTGCTGTATCTACATACAAATTGGCAACTTCACCAACTTCAAAATCTGTTCCATTTTTCAATTGGAAGAGATCACCACTGTGACGCACACTGATTCGTTGAGAACCACCCGTAACAAGTGCTGTTTCAATGATACCATCTTCGGAACCTTGTGTAGCTGATTTAATTTTACCCGTAATCTTACCAAACAATTGGTCGTTACCACCATCATGCTTACCATCAAACCGAATCTGACCCAAATAGTTTCCATTTGAACCAGTTTGGTCGCGATAGAGTGAAAACTCTGGACTTGCCGCTGAACCAGCTGTATCAATAGATATTGTTGTGGTTGATCCGAATACATGAAGGTTGGATCCAGCAAGGGGTGAAGCTGTACCTATACCAACATTGTGTTGGGTTGAATTAACTTTGAGAGTTGTAGAATCAACTGTAGCATCTCCGGCTACTACAAGATCGCCATCAAACCCATCACCGGAAGTAATACTCACACCTCGGAGGGTCACCGCATTTGCCGCGGAGTTACTTGAACTGCTCACAGCTGTTGTGAGTGGAATGTTCAAGTTCGCCGAAGTAATCTTCTTCAAATCATTGTTAGTGTCATTGACATACACATAATTCATTTCATTGTAGTCTGTAATCAATTCCGCATTTGGAATATCATTTGAACGACCGATACCGGTTACAAACATCACACCGTTGGCTAAACCACCGGAACTCTTCAACCCGACAATACCGATATTTTGAATAGCGTCGTTAGGTCCATATGGTTTCACATTTGAAAGGTGACCAGGAGCTGTGTTACTCACATAGACTGTTTCACTTTCTATGAAGGGGATATCTACACTGTTCGCTCGCCCGAATGTGATTGCGTGTCCCGTCTCACCCGGTTCCAGGTTGCTATCTATTATACCAATGGAAGGCATTCTATCGGGATCACTCGCGTCGGCGAGATGGACTTCAAGATAGGC